ATCTGTTTCTGATAATCAAGGTCAATCTGTTTCAACTTCTTTTCCGTGCCTTCTCCCATCAGGTTGATTTCATCCTGTTGGTTCTGACGGTGAAGTGAAAGAAGTTGCCCGTCTAGCTTTTCCTGATTTTCTTTTTGCTTTTTTGCTAGATTTTCCTGTCTGGTCAGTGCGCTTCCGGTTACTCCGCCCAGCTCCTTGTATGTCTTTTCGGATGCCTCCATCTTATCTTTGGCTTCTTTCACCTGTTTCGATGTAGCCGTCTGATCTTTGATTAAGGCCTCATACCCTTTTTTCGCTTTCTCCCATTCGACTTTAGCATTTGCCAAATCCTCTTGATATGTAGTTTCTTGTGTTTCCTGTCTGTTCTCAACTTCCAATTGGGTATTGATTTCTGACAAGACATCTTTTCTTGCGTTTACCAATTCATTCTTCAGGTCTTCGATACGCTGTGCCTGAACCTTCATTTCGGAACGGTTGTTCTCTTTCCTTGCCAGATTATAAGCCCATTCTGCACTTTTTATTTGTTGTTCCAAAGATTCGACTATAGCCTGTTTTGACTGTGTTCTGGATTTTGAAACCTCTTCATTATATGCCTTCCAAAACCCAGTCAAGTCATGTATATGACCTTTCTCATCGACATACTTCTTAAAAAGTACAGGATATAGTTTCTCAATGTCTTTTAAGGCTTTAAGTTTAGTGGTCTCGGCTTCCACCTCGCTATTAATGGTGCTAACAAGACCTTCCAAAGTACGTTTCCGATCTTCTTCGTCCGTGTCTAGTTTTTCTATTTTCTTGTTGTACGAGTCCAAAGCACGTTCAGCAGATGTTGTGCTGTCGGATAATGCCCACATGGCAGCTCCAAGCCCTACAACTGCCGTTGCCAATAACACATACGGATTAGTAAGCATGACAGCGTTCAACGCTTTTTGTGCTGTTGTCTGCAAGACCAGCCATCCGTAGTGGGCACGTTCCGCTACAGTCAGGGCAGCTATGCCGGAGGTTTGAAGCGACTGAATGGCTGTTACGGTCATGACTGCAACCCTGTATGAACCGTATGTAGCAACAAGTCCGGTCAATAACCGACCTACCTTCTCATAGTTCTCCACCAGGTAAGACATGCCGGACAAGGTCTTGTTGATGACACCCTCGTTTTGCTTTCCGATTTTATTGAACATGGTGTCAATTGCATCTTCGATATTGCTTATTTGTCCGGTAATGGTTTTGGATTGTGCTTCCATCAGACCGCCGAATTTGCCGCCTTCATTGGTCATGGATTCAATGGCCTTCTGCACTTCGGGGAATCCTACTTTTCCTGCTGTCACAAGTTCGCCTACCTTGTCTTTGGTTACTCCGAATTGTTTGGCAAGTTCATCGGCCAATGGAATTCCACGTCCCATAAACTGACGTAGGTCCTGTGTGAAGAGCCTTCCTTGTGTCATGGTGGTACCATACAGCCAGACCAGATCGTTCAAAGGGATGGATAGTCCTGCCGCGATATCCCCAAGCCGGACAAGCGTATCATTCACATCTTTAGCCTCCGTACCATAGGCTAACAGTTGTTTCGCACCATTGGCTACATCCTGAAGGTTAAATGGAGTGATGGCGGCGGTACGTACCAGTTGGGACATTAGTGTGTCCGCCTGTTCCTTGTTTCCAAGCATTGTCTGGAATGCCACTTCAAGCTGCTGGAACTCGCCGCGTACACGAGCTATGTCACTGATGAGCTGCTGCGCTCCAAGACTGATTCCGAAAGTGGCTGCGGCCGTGGTCAGTCTTCCAAATATCTTCTCAATACTCAGCCCGCTTTCTTCAATTTGTCTTGATGTGTTGCGTACTCCGTTGCGTGCTTCTTCTAGCTTGCGTAAAAAGTTGGAGTTATCCCCAGTTATATCAAAATGCAATCCAGCCATAGTCTTTTCGATTTGATGGGTATCATGTGCATTGACATGACATTTGTTCTATTTTTCTTGTTATAAAATTATAGCCCCCGTAATTTTTTTGACTGATTATGAAAATATTGTTCTGTTTTTCCGATTCATTCCTCAAGCAGGGCTTTGATACGTTCCCTGTTCTTTGGATTCCCGGCATCGATTATTTCTTCTGAACCAGATATTCCGAGTTGTTTCATTTCGTCAGAGGACAGATATACAGTCGTGATGGCATCAGCCATTAACATCCTTAGATTGATATAGCTGATGCCCCATACCACATAATCAAAAGTCCATCCGAATCTTTGGCAGGCAAAGTCTATCATTGTTCCGTAGGTGCTGTTGCCTCCGAATGAGATACTGCTATTGTTCTTTTTTACTTTGGCTATCCGTTTTCTTTCCGTATTTTCTTTGTCTATTCCGAAATGCCGCAGGAAGGTATCCATATTATCACTTGTAAGAATGAGAACCAGTATGGTAGCAAGTTCCTCCTCAGAGAGTGTTCGGGAAAACAATTTTGTACGCTTATCCACCTTGCTATTGTCGAACAAATCGTTCTTCCGGTTGAACGTGGAGTAGGAGAGTATGCGGCAGACAATATCACGTTTCGTTTTGCAGATCCTTATGGCTTCCATATAAGGATTGGTGGAAACAACCTGTTTGTTTATTTCGAGGGAATCAAATAATCTGGCCAAAAGATACATTTTGCCGAGTGTGACGGGATGGATAAAGAAAGACCGCTTGCCAACGGTAAAGCCGGTAGGTCTTTCCATGATGGCGTCGGCCACATCCATCTCAATATTTCGCTCTTTGTCATTCATAAATCATAAATTTGATGCAGGTTTATCCTCCAACCTGTAAAGGACGTCTTTCCGTTTGCCTGTTCTCTGAATGGAAAATTATCATCCGGCAGAAGTGTACACCGCGTTTACTTCAACTGTTTCCCCATCTTTAACAGTAGCGGATGTCTGTGTAGGCAGTGTTTTTCCTTCGATATCTTTATATATGATTGTCACAAGACCGGCTTTTGTGGTAATTGAAGTACCGCTATGATGCCAGTCCGTTTCTGTAGATAATTTCCACATGCCGGCTCCGCCATCATCTGTGATGATCACTCGAAGGCTGCCGGCACCATTAAAATTTACGACTTCGAATTTTACCTGATTGCCGGTCTTAGGTTTCAATACGTCAGCGGTATATTTCCACTTGGTGCCATTATCTGTGTCGTATGTATCCTCCAAGGACAACACGCTTCTGTCGATTATGATACCTTCAACAGTTTTGTCTTCAGGCTGGAGCTTGACAGCGTATTCACCTGTAATCACACCATCTGTATCTTCCACCGGTTTTCTACGGCCTTTGCCAGCCCGGATTTCAAACTCAAACGTATAGGTGTTTGCCGCATACTTGACAGCCTCGTTTTCTCCACCTTCAATCTTGGCCTCTTTCTTCGCACCTTTTGTAGGTGTCAATTTTGTAGAGTTCTCGACAGGTGTCGGTATATCAATCCAAGATGAAGGAGCTTCTCCGCTGCTTTGCAGCTTTCCAATTTTGATAGTACATTTTCCCCAAGATAATTCCATGATCTTATTCGTTATTGAATGAATATAATAGTTTATTGTTAATGAAGTGCTCGTTCTTTCCGTTCACTTCAAGCACCCTTTGTTTATTCAGCGTGAAGCGGTAGCTTTCTCCATGCCCTGTTTCCAATACTTGGATAGCGACTTTGCAAAGTTCTCTACAGCGTGCATCATTCATTTCCGCCTCGCCATTACGGATATTGTCCTTTACATAAATGTTCACATTCACGAAAGCTTCCTGTATCTGTCCGCTTCCATTTTCAAGGATTGATATGACTATATCCTCCCTGTCAGAGTTGGATGGTCTTTTTGATGCCTTGCAAAGTTTTCCGTTCACGACTTTTTCCAAAAGGGAACCTTTGATGTGTTTGTAAATATCATCTTTGATTTCAATATCAGACTTCATCATGATGCAAGTTGCTTTTTCAGTTTACTCATCATTCCCGGTAGTTCCTTTCTTGCAAACAGTTCGGCGGATGCAAGTACATTCTTATTTTCCATTGCTTCCACAAATTCAGCATAGTTCATTCCGGCTACTACAACAAGTGCGTAGCCATTCGCGAATTTTTTAGACAATTCCTCAATAAGTGCCTTGCCTTTCCTGACTCCCTCATTACCTTGTCGTACTTGTGTGAAATCTGAGTATTCAAGTATTTTTCCGTTGTGGATAATGGCATAGCCAATCGAACTGCGTAAGTTTCCTGACCGGTCATACCAGCTTATCTCCTGCGGTCTGTTCCTTGCTTCGATCACACACAATTCTCCAAGGTAGGAGAGGGCGCGGACAGTTAACATTTCAACACGTTCTTTTTCCTTATTGATAAGGGTGTCTATCCGACTTGCAGGTGTCGTCATTTTTATACCCATAGTTTCGCATATAGTTGATAACGATGAAACCCTTTGACCTCACATTCTCTAACGATATCTCCTGACAGGAATAACTTCACATGATCTCCAACAGTAAATTCCCGGCATTCAGCATCAAGACGTATCGTGGCTGAATAGGTACGGACTGCTCCGTCCTCAAATTGCTTTTGTTCAGCTTTTCCGGCCGGAACATTCCGGCATGGGATATCACCTTCCCATCGGCTTTCACCCTGGTGGTAATCGCCGTTCTTGTCTTCGTAACCGGGAGTGGTAATAAGATATTGCAGCTTATGTGGTCTATCATCAAGTATCATGATTATTTTCCTATATAGACTATCGGTTCACCAATGTTTTTTTCTGTTTCGCCTATTGAATTATAGATGCCGTTGGCTAACGTCAGTATATTATCCTTGTCAGATAGACTTAAGGAAACATCTCCTTCTGTAAAGTTGGGCATCTGAATCAGGCTCATGAGACAGTCGGCCACAGCACCTTTGAACGGTTTGCTTTTAAGAATGTCGATGGTGCATATTTCATTTCCGTCCAGACTTCTTTCAAGCAAACGGTTTTCAAAGAAGCCACTACTTAATTTGTAGTGGACTTCATCTTTCAATGCTTGCAGGACAGTTTTCATACATTATTCAGACTTGTGTGATTCCACTGTGGCTTTTAAAGTGGCTTCATCTTCATCGTTCAGTTCGTTGACACGGGCGATGATCTTTTCATCGGCAGATTTCGCAGTCAGCTTGCCACCGGTTATCTTGTTAAGCTCCTGAACGAACTCCGTTTTTTTGTAGGTATGTCCCCAGATGGTGACTTTCACATCTGTTGAATCTTGGGCCTCCTTTTCTGCGTCAACAGTTTGTGCATCGGTGATATCCTGATAATAAATCTGGTCTACTCCTTCAATCACGGTAAGCGCAAGCATCTGTCCTGCGGTAGTTTCCACCAAAGGGTTAGCGGTTCTGAAACGGCTGATAAGTTTCATCTCATCAACTGTGGTATAAACCACTCCTTCCACCGGGCTTGTCTTTTCTGCTAATGTCCCCCAGACCAAACTGCCGACATTTTCGGTAGTCAGATAAACCAAGCGGTTTGCGTTCCACGGTTTGTAAGCCTTGCGTACACCGTTTTTCTCATAAATGATCGAACGGTCAATCTTCAGGAATCTGACACCGTTATATTGGTCGGCGAAAGCCTCGTCAAACAATGATGAGGTAGGAGTGGGCAGCGAGGTATCACTGTCGAAAATCTGCCCTCTGTATGTGGCGGCGAGTTCTTTGGCTCCTTGTGTCTGGCGCAGTTTTTTGTAGGTTGACAGGGCGATACAGATGACTGATATGGAATTGCCGTCTCCGTCAGCTGCGGCGAGCACACGTTCTATGTCATCCAAGGTTATCTCGCCGGGAGTGGTCACACCAAATCCGTTTTTCGGCAGGTAACCGAAATTGACACGCAGTGCTGTTCCGACATTGGTCAGATCCTCAACCGCTACAACCCCCTCGCATAAGGCTGTCAGAAAATTCGCCTCATTGGATTCGTCCAGCCCGATGGAGCAGAACAAAGGGTCTTCCGTCAGTTTGGATGCTATTTGTGTCCATTTTGCACCCTGGGCCTTCATGATGTTGATGGTATTGATGTCGGATTCTTCCATTACACGGGAGATACCCTGTTTGGGCAGTGTGCCGCTGGCATGGGCCAGTGAATCACGCTTCTTGATGGGAAGCGGAGAGTTCATGGAAACGGTGTCCGCTCTTACGTATGTGGTATCGATAGATGCGCTGGTCCATTTCTGGTCAGCGGAATATACTTTACGTAACATGGTCTTATGCAAGTAAGTGCGTTTTTTTGCACCATTGCGCTCGCCTCTCTCTTTTTCCACGATATTCTGTAACTTCGGGAAAATACGCTTGGATAAATCTGCAAATTGTGATGCAATCATTTTATTTTTCCTCCTTTATTTTTAATCGTGCATGAAATATAATGAAGGCAGTGCGGTCTTCAAGGCAGCTTTGATACTGTCAATAGGGTAGGGCAGGGCCTTGTCGTTGATCTCTCCGTCATATTGGATGGCTCCTCTTGCATCACTTGCAGGTGTCGTGCGCACCCATATTCCAGCATATTCGTAATTCTCAGGAAGTGAGGAATACGCATTATCTGACACGGGCATGGGCTTGTAGTCATATTCATCATTTGTACTGTGGATGATAATATGTCCGGCTTTTACATATTTTTCATTGAAGCCTTCCATGTTCAGAGAGCGGCCACCGATAATTCTTCCACCTTTGCGACGGATAACCACTGAATCCATTCCGGTCTCAAACGATTCAAGCTCGTTTGACAAATTTACTGTTCCTGGCATTGTCCTTTACTTTTTTTGATGCGGTTAGAAGTTATTGACAATACTGTCAATTTCTGCATCCGTTAATAATTCAATTTCTTTATCAGGCTTTCCTGTTCCTGCCGCAGGCGGCGTTCCCAATGTGGAGAGGCCGGCATCGGCACGTTCCTGGTTGTAAGCCTTTAAATCCTCTTCGACTTCAGATAGAAACTGTTCGAACTCCTCGTCATTCTCAAAGTTCATTTTAGAGAAGCTTTTTAATGTGCGGTTGCCGAATGTGCCTGTATCTTTCAAGAGACTTTCAAGTTTGCTTTTGCGCAAGGAGCTGGTCTTCTCTCCCTCCAATGCAGCAAATCGGGCATCCTGTTGTTCTCTGTAAGCTTTGAACCATGCAGGCTCTTCGTCCTTGTTTTCCTCTTTGTCTTGGGGTTTCTTCTTTGAAGCTGGTTTCGGAGTATCATCCGGAAAGTTGTCATTCGGTTCATCGTCCGGTTCCGCTTCGGGGTGGTTTTTCTTCCATTCGTCAAGCAGACGGTTGGCTTGCGACTGGCCGAAAGTGAGGTAGGGGAGAACCGCTTCGATCTTTTCGTCAATCTCTGCGTTTACATCCTCTTCGGAGGCATCTTCTTGGGATTCAAGGTTATCGGCAATCTTGGCGGCGATACCCTTTAATTCCTTTGAGTTGAACCCTAACGCCTTCGCTTTAAGTTTCAACTTTACAAAAACTTGTTGTCTTCTGTCCATTGTAGAATGAATTTTAAGTTATTAGATAAAATAGTCTGCACGGTAAATGTATGCCAGCAGACTATTTCCGTAGAACTTAAAAACACTCTTAGAGCAATGAGCTTTCATGTCCTGTTGTGCTATAATGAAACGGGTCACAACGTGGCGTACATCTCCATACGCTATTCATATGCAAATATACTAATTTATTTGAATATCAAATAAATTAATCGCTTTTTTATGATAATTAGTGTATCTTTTTAGTATGTTCGCTGGTTATATGGCAGGAAATGCCAAGCTATCACCAAGGTTTTTTGGACACCACTGAGTCTTTAACTTAGCGGCAGTTAATTAAATTGTTTGTTATGGATTTTATGGGATAAAATGATGATATATGATTAATATACAATATTCGTAAAAAACTTCGAGATTTGCAAACAAATAGCAGGTGATTTGGCTGATGAGATTGGGAAAATAGTCCGTCAAGATGTTGTGCCAAAGTTTTCTAATTCGGAAACTGCTGCATCGAATATTATTTTTGAAGTGGACATGATTGGTTTTAAATCTTCCTTGAACAGGCGGAAAAAGACCGTGAATATTGGAAGAAATCAGGTAATAAGGCTATCATGAAAAAGATAACCGATTTGCTGAAAGATATCGCGGAGTACCCATATACAGGAATCGGCAAGCCGGAGCCATTAAAATATGAATTAGCCGGATATTGGTCGCGGCGGATTAATTCTGAACATCGTATCATCTATTCGGTGCATGATGATATAGTAACAAATATACTGAATTTCTATGAGATATCGTTATAACAAGTGAAAAAACGTAATACGAAGCGAAGTAAAAAAAACGCCTCCAATATTAATATTAATTAGAAGCGTTGATTTAAATGTTAAGCCTTAAAAGCTACATCGTGTCCAAGTCCTTTAGGGATATTCAATAAATGATCCTAACCCAAAATCCTGAATAAGCGTTTTGCTTCATCATAAGTAAAATGATTGAAAGATTAGAACAAAATTTTTGATTAAGAGTTTAACTTCGTGATGGTTCTTTCGCATCCAAAATAATCCAGTACATAAAGAGGAAATGCGCTTAATACTGCAACTTCGGGGCATTTATGACAAATGTGTTTTTCTAATTGTTTTGAAAAGATAGCTTCCTGCGATATCAAAGAAGTAGGCATAGTAAAAGCATCATTGACAAGAGCATTAGCTTTGCATAAATGGGCAGTAATCAGTTCTTGCCAAACTGTTTTTGTATATGAATTTACATTTGATAATTGTGGTCTGCTATCTGATGCAGCGACACTTTTGTAATGAGGTTCTTTCAAGCATTCTTCCTTGTTATGACATTCTTCTTTATATGGACAATTCTTACGTTTGCATTTTACTGTCAAAGACTTAAAGCTTTCTAAATCCTTGAAATGTCGTATGGCTTCCACCATTGGATAACTGATGTAAAGCATTCCTTCTTCAGTTTCGTCATTGAAGAGAGAAAGCATTTCTTTTATTTTATTGTCATCTGCCAACGTAGAATGAGCATCATAGTCAAAAAACAAATATATATAGGCAAAACTGTCTCGAGTGTAATTTTCTAGAATTTTAGCGTTCTCTGCTGTACGTTCTTTTAATAAGGAAACTATATCTATTGAAAACTCTTTTTCTTCTTTTATGGCACGATATAATTGGTATATCTCGGCATCAAATACACATTTTATGGAATTCGTTTTGCCCAAGAAATTATGCTCTAATTTCTCTATGAGTTTACTTTCTGTTTTAACTCCCTCAAAGATAAAAAGCGTTTTTTCCTTATTCATCATAAAAAGCTCCTGCGCGATAAATTTTTTCGATGTTATGACCAAAACGCAATTCTTTGTCCGTACAATCAGCCAAACACTTAATTTTGTTATTGTTTAGTATAAAATTGCAGTCTGGACGTAATAAGTCATTCGTCATCAAATATGTGTTATGTGACGATGTGAAAATCTGACAATCCAATGCAAACAACCGCCTGCACACCTCAAAAGCTAAGCGAAAATGATAGAAAGCATCAAACTCATCTATAAAGACAAACGAGGCTTCATCCATACGTTTCAGCCAAAAATACAATAATTGTAACGACTGTGTACCTGTTGATGCTACTAGTCTAAATGGAACTTCATTTTTATCTATTTGGCAAAGAATCTGCTTATCCGTAATATTATGTGCAATAAACTGGAAAGTCTGACCGCTTACTTTATGTAAAAAATCGGAGAAATCATCAAGTAGATTGTTTGTGATGATAAACTCATCCAACATTATTATATTTGTTTCAAGTCCAATAAATTCACGGACATCAAGATTCCTGAACCAAAGCATGGAGTTGACAAACCTGTTGAGTTTGATCAGATAATGTTCTGAATTGAGTGGATAAGATGTAAGCAGGAAGTTGATTACAGACACATTGTTGGCATTGCTCTGAAAGTTCTTTTCTATACTTTCGTCCATAGGGAACTGTTGCTTGTCAATACGAAATAAATTATTCTTCCGTTCAAAAATGTTCATCCTATTTACAAAAAAGCTTTCCTCTACCAGTACTCCGGCAGCATTCTTGGCATATATGTAATCTATTGTGTCATTGTCAAATTTGAATGTGTATTCAAATTTGACGACTCCATCATTGTTACCTGCATAAATGAAATTCACATAGTAATCTATTTTCTTCCATTTCGGAGATAAATGATTCTCTATATCGAATATAGCCAAACTAAAATTCGTCTTGCCTGATCCATTTGGACCATATATGATACCATTCTTTATGACACCATCTTTAATCACAGATCTGTTAAACTCATAATTGGCAGGATTGGATAAATCCCACTCAATACGATTGGCAAATCCTCTATAATTTGTTACTGCAAATTTTGTTAGCATATTGATTTTAACTTGATTCAATAGCAAAGATACGTATTATTTTGATAGTTCCGTAATTTTTTTACGATAAAATCAAAGGCTAATCATTGTTTTTTCTGAACGGGTTGAAATCCGGGTCTTCATCTTCATCAACCACTCCGGTCAAATAGAGATTGGTGTTAGCTTCATCCTGCCAACGCTCAAAGACCACGCGGTCGGCTTCATCCTGACGCTCACGTTCTTCGGGTGTCATAGTGTCACGTTGGGAAGCGATACGCTTGTCTACTTCCTTTTCTCTTACCCTTTCTTCATCTATTTCTTTGATAACTTCATCTATGGAAGAGTAGCAAGCTTTTGCATAGCTGCATTCTGCACCATCATACTTAAAAGTAACGACTTTATCAGTTTCACTTATTATTTCGTATTTCTTCTGCTTTTTCATTGCTCTATCAAAATAATTCTGTAAATACCATCTTCCTCTATTCTGCGTTTTTTAACCAAGAATTTCGTCCGCCTATCGAACATAATTTCATGTTGGTTTTCTAATGTAAAGATACCATTAAATTCCGATATTTTACTAATATTTCGCCCATTTTTACTCTGAATTTCAAAGATAACCCTTTTATGGCTTTTAGGTACTCCGGCATGGGAAACAAACTTTCTTGGAGTATCTTCATACAGGCTGGAAGACACAAAACCTTTATCCGAAACAACCTCTCCGATATGGTTAAGAAAACGTTCTTGTAGTTTCTTCATACTCATGGTTTCACCACGATATACAATTCCTTCATGCTTGGGGAGTTTGGCAAGAGCCTGACTTATCAATGTACTTGCCACATCCACATACTCATCGTCAGTACCATTGCGAAGCCTGCGGTTAATTTCACGGCTGGTGGCTCCTTTGTTGGTTTCTCCTACAGCCTGTGTGTAGGCATTTACAGCAGCCTGCTGTACTTCCGGGATATTGGGATAAGTCTGGTTGTAATATTCCACACGGCTCATGGCAAGATTAGTCCTACGTTTCCGCACAAATGCTTTCTCTGTCTTGTTATAGACATTTACCTTGAAATCTTCACGGATATACTTCCCATTATCCCGAATGAAATAAGGGGAGTTATCCCAGCTTTTAGCTCGATGAATATTATCGTTTATCCAGACCTTGAAACTATTCGGCACATCTTTCACTTCGTTCACACTTTCAGTACTTGCTTCACTACGTCCGTCCCATTCCCAAAATTCTTCTTCTGTTTTGAGGATAGGAATTTTATAGCATCTGCAATTAGACCCCCAAAAGCATTTCCCATTGCGACGGATATACATGATATGGTTTTTCTCCAGAGTAAGGTCATATACAAACCCATCGTAATGCTGAATCTCTTTATGGAACACTGTCGCCGTGACGGAATAGCATTCACGGATTGAATAACAATCGTAGTTTGAAGTTATGATACTTCCGTTGCTTTTGTGCGACACTCCAGCCTTGTTCACTGAAAAGGACGGACGATTCCCGGATTTCAGAATAAGCTCAGACAAATCCCCTGCCATACGTTCAGATACGGTAAAATAGAGGATTTCATCCTTGTCTGACTTAAACTCTGTTCCATGATTACCTACAAAAGATTTGCATGGTCGCCTGTATCCATCACAAAGCATAAAGGCATTAAGAAATATTCTGATCTGTCTGACAGATGCATTCTTTATCGCAGACGGTATAAATTTATGGGAACACTTGCCGAATATTTTCAGATAATTCCTTATTGGAGTACTATAAAATGCAACTTTTTGCTTGTCTAAATGTGGCTCAAATCCGATACGCTTCACGCAGTTTACAATTCTGTCCAGTGCAGGCTCACCTTCTTGTTGGGAGATAACAACCCCGGCGTTTCCCATTGTACTCCCGCCTGAAAGCCAATACCCCATAAACTCACAAAACAGGTCAAATGGTATTCTGATGTCGTCTATCTCATAAAATGCAACATCTTCCGACTCATATTCGCATCCTCTATAAAAAGCCCCTTTCCCCTTTGTGTACTCTTTAGCTTGGCAGTTCTTTATCTTGCCATCATTCTTGTTTAAATAAACCATATTATGTTCCGGTGTGACCAAACAGTCCAATGATTTATTGAAAAAGTGTATCATGTCACCATTATATCGGTAACACTGCCTATCCGTAAACTCTACCCACTCAGGTGTTCTGTTAGTAGGATTCAATGACAATATCAAATCATCATCAAATACATCTTTAAACAGTTTCCACCCTCTGTTTGTAAGCACTTCGCTGTCATCGGAATAACAATTCGGGTGCCAACCAACCCAAGTAAAATCCTTGGGATATTTCCCGGCAAGGGATTCGCATACAGTGCAAGGAAACTCTCTTCCGGAGCGTTTGATTTCATAACCTACCACAAAGTCCATTTGCTTCCAACGCTCATTTTCGGCGGTCCGGTAAGCCATATTGATTTCAGACCGAGCCAACCGGATAGAACGGTATTCACAATCTTTTAGATGTTCTGCACTTCCGTACTTCTCTTTGTAGTCTTTTTGGAGCGATGGAAAATCAAGGAGGTGTTTGGATATTTGCTTGCTTAGGGCAACGGCACTTGTTCCTTTCTGAATAGCACAGGAGATGGCGGCTTCCAGTTCCTCCTTGTAAACGGTGGACTGTTGCCAGAGTTTAGCCGATACATCAAACCCTCTGTCCCTGCGGTTCTGAAATGCTTTCAAAGCATCAGAATTGGTTTGATAGAGAACTTTGTACTTTTCTTTATCAATAGTGGCGGTATAGGCTTTCAGAACCTTGTCAGCCATCAAATCTTGTACCTCATTGCTATTCTTCCACTCATCAGAAGTACCACGATAGATAACAGACCGAATATCATCTACGAACTGAGCTTGAATGTCCGCAATAGACTTCTTGGTTTGCGGATAGTCAGAAAACTTGAAGACAGTACCAATGTCGGCATCATATTCAGTATTCAATGCAATCTTTGCGGCTTCCAGATTAAGAGTATCGTATATCTGCTCAACAAGGGCAACATATCTGTTTAGCCGGCTGTTGAGTTCCTGATATTTCTTTTTCTGATTCGGGATCTTAGGCTTTGACATATTGGTCTGTTTTTAATCTGTTTTCTGAGATAGTCAAAAAAAATACGGGGGTAAGACAAAAAAGGTTGTTCTATTTTTAAGATTGGCTCATTTTTGTCTTGAACTTGTCACATACGTCACGATTAAGAAAGCGACTGGAAGTAAAAAACGGGCAACGGCACATGAAGAACTCACCTTTCAAGTTCTTCTCGTGCCGGTCATATGAATGTGCACAATCCCTGCAACGGTATGAGGACATGTTGGAAGGTGTCGTCTTTTTTGCCATGATGTTTATTCCTCAATCCTGTCAGGGGCGGGCATCTCCAGCAGTCTGATAGCCTTGATCGTTTTTCTACCTTCTAAAATAGCCTTGCATAATCTATGGTACCCATCTGCTATTTGTCCTACTTCATCCAATATAATAGGGTAGTCTAAAGAACAATCACGAACACGTTTGCATTGAAAGATGAAGCTATGAAGCTGGCTGCACTCAAATGGCTCAACAGTCAGGTCTATATTCCACAGTGGCATATCACGTACTGGGTATTCCTTTGCTTTCGCAAAATCATAAAGTGTCCGGGCTTTCCAGATCTTGTTCCCACGGAGATATTCGCTTTCAGCGAAAGTCATATTATCTATTGGTACTTTCATGTTATTTACTTATTTAGCAAGGTGCGCCAACGTTACAGACATCCAACGCACCCGTTACATTTTCTACACGTGGCAGATAGTCTATTGAACAATCTCCCAATCATCGGCAAACACATCGCTAATAGACGGAACCCATGAATCAGCACGCCCAGTGTTCTCGTTGTAGATAAGACACTGGCTTGTATAGTCAATAAATCCCTTACCTTTCAGAATAAGGTCTTTTGCCGATTGCGGAAGAGATTGCATCTTTGGAATAATGTCGCTATCTATATGAGCTGGAACCTGTTTGAATACCATTAATCCTTTCCCGTTCCATCCACTTCTACGAATTGGATAACCTGCTTTGAGAGCCATAATAGCCATGCCAAAATTCATCTTTCGTACTTTTGCGCCATCAGATCCTTGCATACGCTGTATGCGAGTATCAAGAAGCCGAATATAGTCGAACATAGTATAGCACTGCATTTCCAGTAAACACTTGTTGTATATATCATTAACGACTTCATCCATTTTCCCTGAATCTATGAAAATGGCCAACTTTACATATCTTCCATTGAGTTCTTCGGCTTCTATCTGCATACGGTCAACTGGTGTTTCGGCAATATTATACGCCTTTTCAAACGTATCTTTAGGACTCCAGCTTTCATATCCATCTTCATAACGGACATGATAACCCTCATCATCAAAATTTTCCGTTGACGGTTTTTCTCTAAGAAGATGTTTTCCCCACGCATCACCTCTTGTCATAGGTTCTGCTTCAATCTGTTTTGTTCCAATATACTTTTTCATATATCTGTAGTAATTTAATTATTCTCCAGGAGTATATGTACCGGTAATAGAGGCAGTGCTGTCATCGGTCAGAGTCGCTGTGCCGGTAATGACTGTACCTTTGATAGTCAAAGCTATTGATTTGATTTTTGCACCGGCATCGCCTTTATCTCCTTTGGGCCCAGTTTGTCCCTGTTCACCTTTATCACCTTTGGCGCCAACTACACCTGTATCTCCTTTCTGCCCTTTGAGGTTCTTAAAAGCGAAATTCAGCTTGCCTTCTTTCATTGTTACATCCACAGAAGGTGTACCTACATTTGCATCAACGCTGGCGGTTGCCTAGGTTACGGATGAGCCATTACCACTCGCTTGAGGTAATACAATCATCTTAGCGGCAGTAACAGCGGTAGTACTGACAATGCGAATCATCATCCCGGCAGGTACACAAAGGTCGATTACCCGCTGATAGGGACCGTGAAGTGGAATCGCATCATAGGCACTTGGTTCCATTTCAGGCATGTGCCGGTAGATTTTTAGCGGTTCAACATTTCCGTTGTCTATTTGAATTACACAATTGCCTTCAGAGGCGAAATCTGCGACAAATACGCCTTCTTGTTCTTTAAATACAATATTTTTCATATTTCCCATATTTGTTATTTACTATTCGGCACCTTCAAACAAGTTGTTCATCCTTGCCTGTCGGTCCGCTTTGTTTTCTTTTTGAATCTGGTTTAATGTTCCTTTGGGATCATTGGAGTAACCTGCCATTTCGATGGATTCAAGCTGGCTGAATATCGCTTTGCCTCCATTCCCTTTCATACATCTGTTAATCAGCGCGTCCTCATCATTCTGAATAAACGGAGTAATGACATGCTCAACTTCTATATTGTCAATCTCATCAGCCCATGAAGTATTCATCATTTTCAGAAATTCTTTGATGACATTACACTCCCGTTCAAAGAACTCTATCCAGGCACCTGACTCATCCCCGATTTTCAGATGGGCGTCAGACAATATCATTTGTCTGGCATCAAAACCTATGTTACCAAGACTTTTCATGTTTTCGAAAGATAGGTCTGGCATCTGGGCCTGCATGAAGAAAAGCTTGAGCAATGTATCCACATGATATTTCAGGGCTTCTATGGCCTGGGTCCATGAAACATAAGCTATGTCACCGCCATTCTTTAGACGGAACAATCTGCGGGCCTCTCCCTTGTCCTCGTCACCGACAAGTTCGCCTGTCACTTTCAATAAGGGGGCGGAATTGTAGGCTATCACGTCTGAGTTACGGGAGAGCGTGTATTCAATTTCCTCACGGATATGCTCTAGTCCATGAAAAACAGGAGCGGGGCGGTATGCATAAACTCCGGGAATCTTTTTGAGGATAATCCTTTCGGGATCTGTAACAGCAATCCAGCTGGCTTCTCCCTGTTGTTTCCACTTGTAATGACGGTCAGCGGTATATGTCTCAAAGAAAATGACCTCCTTATCCTTTATCTTCTTCTTATATTCGAAGGACATGGCGATCATGTCTCCCCACTCGTCAAACAAGGGATATAATCTAACCCCGTCCATTGGCGAGTATGTCTTGCATTTCAGCTTATACTTGCTGTTGAATCCGTATAGCGTGTTGGGTTTCTCTACCACATACCAGATGGTGAAAATTTCACAGGATGCGAAATAGGCATTGCCACGTCTGATGTTTTCGGAATCTATACGGGCATATTTATAGATTGCTTCAATAGCTTTGGTTATCTGCTGGCGTTTTTCATTTTCTTCCGTATTATGGTAGACACGTCTGACGGGAATAGCGAAAGCGAATTCCGTAATACGTTTCACAAGCAGTTTCTCCAGGCCAAGATGAATACGCGAAGCCGGCTCGACTCTTCCATCAGATCTTATTTTGTCTTTACGAGAAAATTTATCAGTTACAATTTTATGTCTGGAAGGATCGTAATCTTTCAGCGACTTGCTCCATTCCGGCACATCTACTGATTTTTCTTTCAAATCACTGATAATGTCAGAAACAGGTCTTGTACTGTCAAGGATTGTGGTAATTTCGTCCATTGTTATACTGTTGTGTGGCGCAGCTTCGCACCGCTTGTTTTTTATTTGGATAGGAATTTATTCACGAAATATACTTGTCCTTTGCCGGTTACTTTGGTCGTGGTCGTGACAAGCATGGTACCATCCGGCTTGTTGATGGTGGTTTGCTTCAGCTCAAAAAGTCCCAATTTCATAGATTTCTGCGTCGGCTGATTGTAGTAGTCACCCTTTTGACAAAGATAACCATTCTCGCGCATCCAGCTAAACAAACGGTTCTGACCGATATTCACCCCATTTTGTTGTAATATTTTAGCCAGTTCAGCAATTAAACAAGAGCGATGTGAAGTTGAGACAGCATCAGCAAAAAGGACTTTAGGAGCATCTTGCTGAATTTTCTGCTCGGCAACTTCTGCTTTTTGTTCGGCTTCAATACGTTTTTGCTTTTCTTCTTTTAAATTGGTGGCAAGCTGAATCAAAAAATCAGGTGAGGTCAAAGCCTTTTCAAGTGTTTCGTTGGTCATGTATGCGCCATGCTTGCGAATTGAAGGCAAAACTTCACTCGTCACCCACTTGCGAAATGGCTTTGCCTTTTCGCTGTCACTGCGAATTATCACATCATATAAACCGCTTTCGGTTATAAATGTAACTTGTTGATTTCTACCTAACGAATCTATGGTGTCCATTTGGCGGACATCATCTTCTTCAAGCCTTGACCTGACATTTCTTGCGTTAGCAATGCCTATAACACCGCACACATCTGCCAAGCAAAAGAAAGGTTCGTTATTCTCACTCATTGCAATTCTTACCTTTCCGAATTGCTCATTCTCAAAAATTTTAATTGTGTTCATAATGTAGTTCCGTACTTCTTCATACGGTGTTTAGTTACACATAATACTGCTCCAAAAAGAAACCGGATAATACAATACGCACTACCCGGTAACGTGAAGGAGCACGTTAGCACCAAATGCTATGTCGCAAATATAATTCTTTTATTTGAAAAACAAATAAAAGAATATTTGTTTTTTATTTTATCTGCCATCTTAATATTGAAACAAATGTTGGCAAAAAATACATAGATATTAGGTAAAAATAGTTTTCTTGGCAAAATATCTATATCATTGTATATTAATATTTTATATACTATTTTATGGAAAAATCAAGAAAATAATTTATACTATTTATAATTTTAGCTTATATTTTTTTATTTATCTATTTGTTATTTTATATTAATATACTATATTTGCAACGATGATTCTTGCGAGGGAGAAATGAATGGAACTTTGGTGATTCTTAAAATTCAAACATGTACGGATATGAAACTTGGAGTTTTGATATTACTGTCCGCCTTTCTCAGTGGTGGATGTGTCTGTCCGGCACAGGCGGCCGGCGCCGTTCGGGTGTGTTCATGTGAAAATAACTCCGAGGGCGGGGTATGTCATAAGTCAGAGTTGGCAGAGGGCAAACATGACCTTCATGGTGATGAAGTGTCCAAAGGAGCACGTACCGACATGGAAATGTCGCACCAACTGGTTCTAAAGACCAATCTTCTGTATGATGCTGCTCTCATGCCTTCGCTGGAGGTGGAGTATCTTATCAACGACCGATGGTCTGTCAATTTGGAAGGGGAGATGGCTTGGTGGAAGAACAATCATAAGCATAAATATTATCAGTTGGCTACCATAAGCCCAGAAGGGCGGTATTGGTTCAAGGTGAAGCGTCCGTGGCACGGTCATTACGTGGGGCTTTTTGGCGGATTCTCTTGGTACGATTTGGAGAATGGCAAGGATGGTTATAAGGGCGAGGCTGTGATGGCCGGTCTAAGTTATGGCTATATGTTCCCCGTCAGCCACAGGTTTTCGTTCGAAGCGGGGATTGGCGTGGGGTTCATGCATGCCTGGTACGAAGAGTATCTGCCGATCGACGGGCATTATGTCTATCAGCAGAGCAGCCGGATGAACTATTTTGGCCCACTAAAGCTAAAGTTTTCCCTGGTGTGGCGGCTGTGGAACGGTGACAGAAAGAAAGGAGGTGTCAGATGAGAATACAATGGGGGCATATGGGGATACTGTGTCTTTTGCTGTGTACAGGTTGTCGGAAGGACCTGTGCTATGACCACGATCAGCACGGGACCAGTGTCAAGGTGGATGCGCAATTCAGTTGGGAGCAGGAGTGGGAACGTCCCTACGATCACAACTGGAAACAGGAGTGGAAGTCGGAGTGGAAGGGCAGCTACGATGAACTGCGTCCAGAAGTTGCCGGAGGTGTACGTCTGGTGACGTATCAGGAAGCAGCGCGTTCTGGCGAAGGCAATATTCCCGCAACGGGCGGACGTCTTCCCCTGCCGGAGGGAATGGCTTCGTTGCTCTTTTATAATAATGATACAGAATATATCGTGTTCAACGACCTAACAGCTGTAGCCACAGCTTCAGCAACTACCCGTACCGTGAGCAGGGGCAACTTCCAGAAGCCGCACGCTTCCGAGCGTACCATGAACCAGCCGGATATGCTCTATGGAAATTACGAGGAGAACTACGAAACAGAGCGCACCTTGGAGCCGGTGAAATTGCCAGTCAGGATGAAACCGTTGGTGTATACTTACCTGATACGCTACGAGTTTAAGAAAGGATTGCAGTACGTGGCCTTGGCACGAGGCGCATTGGCTGGTATGGCAGAGAGCGTCTACCTGAAGGATGGACATACGGGGGATGAGACTGCAACAATCCTCTTCGACTGTACGAAGGAGGATTACGGGGCGGAAGTCCGGGTGAATACTTTCGGTGTGCCCAACTATCCGGGCGATCATTACATCAGGGCGGAGCGGCGTTTCACGCTGAACTTGGAGGTAAAGCTCTATAACGGCAAGTTCAAGAATTTCGAGTTTGATGTGACCGACCAAGTGGTGGGGCAACCTCGTGGCGGTGTTATTGTGGTAGATGGAATCGAGATCTCGGACAAAGAGGGGTCAGAAGGCAGTGGAGCGTTCGATCCCACAGTCGAAGGCTGGGGCGATTTTATCGATATTCCACTACCTATTTAATGAAACTAGTTAACAATTAATATTCATATTAAAAATCAAAGCGAAATGAAAACGAATCTTTTTTTGTTAGGAATGGCCGTAGCGGCATTTTCTAGCTGTACAAATGAAGAAGTGACGGATGTAGCTCAGAACAGAGCCATCAAGTTTAATCAGTTTGTGGAAAATAATACAAGGGAGGTTCAGGAAGTGGAATCGCTGAGTAGCTTCTATGTGTTTGGTAAGTTTGGAGAAATTTCTAACTCATATACTACTCAGATTTTCAATAATGAGTCGCAGGATACTCCTTATTATTGGGTAGCAAACAAGTTTTATATTTTCGGTGCGTATGCTGATGGAAATAACGGTAAGATTGAAGATGTCACTTTTGACAGTGCAAAGAAACAACTTGTTTTTACAAATTATTCTCCTGACGATACTAAAGACCTAGTTGCTGCTATTTCCGACGAAGTGGAATCAGGGGATAATCCTACAACTAATGACAATAAAGTGAGTTTGACCTTCCACCACATGCTTTCACAGGTGAAGTTTACTTTTAATACTACAGATGCTGAGAGCTATACACTTAATATTACAAATCTTACACTTCATGCTGCAAAGACAGGTACAGGTACTTATTCAACTAGTGGTGCAACATGGAGGATTAGTAATTATACACCTTCTATTAACGACAACGAAAACAAATACATATATAATGAGGTAGTAGATGTGTCTGATACCTCTTATGAAGCACAATCTAAGTTGGTGATTCCGCAAGCTACAACAGAACAATTGAAAGTAACTTTCACTGCAACCATCACTGGTGCAGGTCTGAATAAAAATGCTAATTTTGAAGCTACTTTAGAAGTTAATGAGAATATTGCAGGAATAAGCGACGCAAACACTTGGATGCCAGGATATTGTTACAACTATACAGCGACTATCAATGGAGATAATATTGATCCTAATCTTGAAAATCAAAAGATCAAGTTCACTCCGACTGTAGAGCCTTGGCAAGATGCAACAGACACACCTGTTGGGCCTCAAATTTCTGTAGTACCCTAATCCATACAACCCCGCTTCCACCTGTTTCCGTTTAGGGAATTTATACGGATAGGGGAGATAGGAAAGCGGAGATATAGGCTATAAGGGGTTGAATGTCCCCTTATAGTCACACATATTCAGATTAAAACGTATGAGATGATGATGAAACAAAACATATTCTCTTTGACCCTTCTACTGGGAAGCCTGCTGACGGGCGGTTGTGTTTCTACGGTCGATGAACCGGTAGCAGATGCTGCCCCCATCTCGTTTGCTACCACCATGACCCGTGCAGCGGTGGATGCCAATAAGGATGGTATGGAAAGCTTCTTAGTCTGGGGCGGCTTCGATAGCCAGAACAACCTCTTTAATGCCGAGACCGTCACGCCGGCCGGACACTATCAAGGTACCCGCTATTGGGTACCGGGCGCGGCACATAACTTCTATGCGCTCCATCCGGCAAGCTTGAAGGATAAAGCAAGTTGCGCTGATGACGGTGTTATCACCGTAACTGACTTCGATACATCCCAAAAGCGAGGAACGGAAGCCATCGACCTGATGACGGCAAGACAAACGGGCATCTCATATAAAGTAGAAAATCCTCCATCTCCCGTTGATCTCACCTTTAGCCACGAGCTGTCACGCGTACGATTTACGATCAGTACCGATGCAAAGGTGATCATTACGGGCGTAAAGCTGTGGGGCGTTGCCTATAAAGGGGATTTCACCTCAAACTCAGCTACTCCTTGGAGCAATCTGATAAGGGCAACTGAAAACGCTCCTTTTTTGCAAACAGAAGTGTTTGAGTTAGTTGCAGGGCAAAGTCAACACCTGCTGGCAGGCACATACGATGCTGCAAATGATAATTACGGCGACTTGCTGTTTATTCCGCAAAGCATTGATGAATCAGTGATTTTCTCTATGACTTGGATTTATGATAATGGTACAAGGAGAACTGTCAACGTACCACTGCCACAGGCAGGTCCAGCCCTATGGGAGAAGGGAAAGAGCTATCACTATCAAGCGACGATTCCTTCACCTACCACGAATATTACATTTACCGTAACGATAACCGATTGGAACGACCAGCGCATAGATGCCGATTTATAATTTCTAAAGGGAAAGACGCATGATGAAAAGAAAAAAACTATTTAGATATTATCTCAGATACGTACAGTTTATCGGGTGGACAGCACTTCTTTTTGCCTGCTCCGACGATTCGCCGGAGCAAAAGCCGGACGGAACGATGGAAACGGTTCGTATCATGATACAGACCCGGGCGAACGGTGAGAACATTCTTGAATTGGAAGAGAATGAATACAGGATTCAAACTCTCCGTATGTATGTATTCAGTGATGATGGGAAGTTGTTAGGTTATCATTATGTGGATAATACTACGGGAGATCAACAAACAGTAACATTCACCCTGAAGCTTCCGACAGGAACTCATACCTTTTATACCATTGCGAACGAAAATGCAGCAGGAGGGCTGAAAATAAACAATACAGGGGATACTGCCTATAACCTTCCCGGATCAACCGATGCGACAGAAGTTGATTTGGAGACTCTTACCGTAACTCCTGATGATTTGGAGTCTTTGACCTTCTCCACACTGCCGGCAGCAACCTATTTATCGGGAGGAGATACAAACAGCAAAGACGAAACCGATAAAAAATACACCAGCCCACTGCTGCCAATGGTAAGTAAGTATACTCAACAGGTGACCCCAAACGGCTCTGTAAGTATCTTCCTGACCCGTTCCGTGGCGAAGATGAAGTTCTATTTTACAACGACAGGCGTAGGAGAATGCTATATGGGGCGTGGGCTTTACTTATATAACGAGCCGGAATATGGCTATCTGTTTCCCGATACATACAGTGGAACAATTGGTCGCAAGGAGGCTGAATCTGCACCGTCTGATTGGAATACAAATCCGAATTATCAGGATTCTCACTTGCACCAGTTGAACGGACGCGTTATCCTGAATAGTGGTTGGTCGGATGAACCGGAGAGTTATGGTGACACTGAACATACAGAGCAAATGAAACGACTGGATATCAACTTGATTGAAGCGGATATAAACGATCCGACGAACCTTCAATATGAGCATTTGCCTCAAAAGTCATTCTATCTCTTTGCCAACCCCAATATATCTACCGGTCAGCTTAGAGAGGATGTGGTTGTTTCTGCGACAAAACCGGTCGGTGACGGCTATTATCTAAAGATCTTGGTTCACCAGCATGGAGCCGATCAAACGGGTGTAGAGCAGCACAAGGGTGAGAAATTCTATTTGCCCCTGCCCGCAGTGAAAGCCAACGACCGTCTCAGTATCTATTCGGTCGTTACATTGGATGGGCATATTACCCTCACTCCGCATTGGATGATTCAGGAATGGCAAGAGGGCGGAGGTTCTATTGAGTTTAATTGAATATAATAACGCACTATGGATAAGATTTCAAAAATAGCAAGTATAGCTGTCTGTTTCGCCCTCCTATGGGTGTTTAGTGCCTGTTCCGACGATATGTTGATGGAAGGGCAGGGTGCAAACGGTGTAGACATGAACCGTATGGTGGAGGTGGAGATCCCCTTCAGTCTGGGTAAGGGAATCACATCTCATGTGGTAACCCGTTCCGCTAGAGCAACCGATCAGCAGGGTAAGGATTCCCAACTGTCGGGTATCATGGTTTTCGTTTATGAGAATAACGGTGGAGATCCGAGCAATGACAAGCGACTGGCGTACCAGTTTTTTGAATCACCGCTTACTTCATTGGAAGGAAGTACAGGGGGGTGGATACCGGATGCAAATGATGCAACTTGCGGACACTTCAAGTTCTATATGCCTGTCGGTGACGTATATATTTACCTGATCGGGAATGCCCAAGGTTCCTTTATCGATTTCTTTCCTGAAATAGGTGAAAGTAAGTTGGCAAACCGTCAGGATTTCTTGGAAAAGGTGACTCCGAAATGGAACGGTAATATGTTTACTGTGGACGGTTATCTTCCACTTGTCGGTTCAGTAAACAACCGTACCGGTGCGTGTACAATCAAAGAAGATGAGAGTAACTCCGAAAAAGGAATTATTACCTATAAGAAAGAAAATGATGAAAAGGAGTATGTCATTTCGCAACAGACGGGTGAACATCCTGCTGTAAATCAAGATAACTCTTTCGTCTTGAAACGCCTGATGTGTAAAGTGTCGATGGAGTTCAAGAGTGGAACGAATGTAACTTTTACCCCTATAAGCTATAAGTTCTGTCATTGTGCGGAGTATGTTTCACCTGCTGAAGACAGTTGGGCAGGATATGATAATTTAAATATGATAGATACGGAAACGGTGACTTTCGATGCACAGACACCGAGCAGCTTTACGGTCTATCTGCCCGAAAATATTCGGGAGTACACCGGTGATAAGACAGAGTGGGAATTTGCTGACCGTGACCGGGTGAGAAAGGATGATAATGGAGAGAACCTATATGAAAACACCCCTTCTCAAGAGGGACATGAGGGACATTATCAATTTGAAAATGCCCCGGAAAAGTCTACCTACGTGGAAATAACCGGCAAATTCGAGGGAGACAATATCTCTGCCGAGACCAAGTATATTCTACATTTGGGTGATTTCAGTAATAATAAATTCAATGAATTCAGCCTGCGCCGCGATTACCATTATCAATATACGGTCACTGTAAATGGCGTGAATGATATTGTGGTAGAGGTGAAGGGGGAAGATGGTACAAGTAATCCTCAGGAAAAGAATCCTGCCGTAGAAGGTATTGTCTTTGAAGGTGGTGCACGTGTACAGTTAGATGCGCACTATGAGCAGGTGGAGATGAAACTGATGAAGAACAAGATCAGCGAAGGTGTCTATATCTATGCCAAGACACCATTTGGCAATGTCAGCTGCAAGTACCTGCCATCCACTCAAAAGTTAGATTCAAACCATAACAATCAACCACCCTCTATCGAAGAAGCCAAAAGCCTTCTTCAATGGATAGAGTTTAAAAAACAGGATGTTAAAGGTTCTTTGGCAAGCTATGGTGGAAATGGAGACAGAATGGATGTATTTGCCGCCTTGGATCATGCTTACGAGAATCAAACGGGAAATGATTATTATACCTGCTTTGTGGATGAATACTATTATACAACTAATCCAGTTGATGGTTCATCGATTGCATTAGGCGACTTTATCAATGCCGAAGACCGTACTTTCAGTTTAGGTAGTGACCTCCAATACAGCGCAGACAAACAGAGTGCCGTCGCCACTGCCGTGTATGTACTGCAACAGCACTCCATTGCCTGCTTCTATGACTTGGAAAATCAGACTGTAGCAAAATATGGCGTAGAGCTTACCGATGAGATTGGAGGATTGCCTTATGGATCGCCTGCAGGAGAAAGTTCTGATGCAAAAAACGGAAGAGGGAATACTATAACTGAAATAGGAAACAATACAGGTGTTGTAAATTGGGCTAAGAATGGCTTTCTATTAGACGACACAGATTCCAAACTTGAAGCCGGAAAGAAACGTTTAACTACAGGGTGGGCTTGCTTGGCTTGCCTGACCCGTAATCGGGATTTTAACGGAGACAGTAAAATTACAGACGATGAACTCCGTTGGTACACTCCGGCACGTGACCAGATGTTAGGGTTATGGATTGGTGAACCGGCTTTGCCTGCCAAGGCTGCGTTGTTACCATATTCAACAGATAATTTGAAAGGCAATGTATCTGAAAGTAATTATCCAATTTATACCAGTACGAATGGTAATAATCGGGTAATCTGGGCAGAAGAGGGTTGTTCTTTTGGTCCGGAGAGGCAAGCTGGTAACGCAGGCTATGTCCGTGTTGTGCGGAATTTAGGGACAACGCCTTCCTCGGATAGTTACAGTACAAATGCCGGAGAGTATTATCATTATGATTCAGATAACCGTACGATAGAAGTATTCCTGACCGATAACGCACTGCGCTCCTTCAGTTATCGTGAATTGGCTCCGCATCACGAACGAAGCGTGGTCAATCGCCCCTATAAGAAATTCCAGGTAGCTGCACAACCATATACAGAAGAAGCCACAGCAACGTGTAATAGCTCACATTGGGGAGATGCCTCAATAAAATATCAAAAGCTTCAAACAACAAATGCTACTCAAGCAAAGACCGCTACGACTACTATTGCCGCAAATTATAAAGGAAATGGAGAAGCCAATTTAAATACTACAGCAGTATGGCGACTTCCCAACCAACGAGAGTTGGCGTTGATGATTGTAGCGATGGGAACAACGTTGGGGTATAATATGAATGACTATAATATATATCATACTATAAACTGTGAATGCCGAAACAGTTGGTTGGTAGGAAATCACGACTGGACATATACCCATAATTATGTCCTCCATTGCCGCACCTCTTTCTCCAATACAAACTATACAGCTTTTGGGTATATATATCATGCACGTGATAAACATATACGTATGTATGGAGATGATATAGGCAGTGATGGTATGGGCGGTTGCCTTTGTGTGCGCGATGTGCAATAATTTAGCATATGAGCTACTGCTGAACGTTTGGTTTGGCAGTAGCTCACTGTGTTCATTATGCTTAAAAGCAGAAAACAGTTTTAAGTTTGTTTCTTGATCTGCCCTTTCTCAAGCAGTATCGCACTGCAAACTATAAAAGATTGCGAAAAATTTCTTCTTCATTTAATGTTGCATAATAATTGCAATAGAATGTATTGGCGAGCGAGTCGAACCAGTCGGGAGAACGTTTGATACGTTTTTTAATCTCCTCTTTCTTTTCTATATAAATATTTCCATTACTCATAAATCCCCAATGTGTTTCCGTTGCTTCTTCCATAAGCTTGTCGCAGGGTGGAAGAGCTGCACCAAACCCATTCTTGGGATTAAGCCAATCACGTACCGCCCAAAACAGATAAGCCCTCATGTTGGCGAAGGTGTATTCGCCTGTTATATCATGCAGCCCACGTGCGCTCTCGGAGAACTTGCAAGAATACACATTTTGGTACCCAAGTTCCTGCAACCGAGATAACACTCCTGCTCCTTCGCCGATAGTATCAATAAATGCTTTCGCACCCTTCTTGTCAAGATATCTGGTTATCATTCCGGCTACGTGCATATGGTCTGCCGTTCCAGCAGACTGGTGCGCTTCAAACTCACTGACATAGTTGCCATATCTTAGACACAGCACACTGTCGTCACGTCCCATGCCGGCAACATCGACACCAAGCTTGCAGCTTTTCTTTGGAACAAAATCATTTTCTTGCAGTTTCCTCCAATTCTCGTTGGCGATTTCAATCCATTCGTAGGGGATAAGCACATCTTCCGCCACTTTAGGGAACATACCGAGCACTTTCACACGGAACAAGTCATTCGGCCGATATAGACCGTCTTCCCATTTGAAGTCCCCTTCACCTTCGTTGAAGTCAGCTTGCTGGATAGGTGAGCACCAGTTTTCCACTTTGTCTTTCACCCATTCATAATCAACTTGACCAGGAATAACTATTTTCTTGCTTACAACATTCTCAGCATTAAGGGAACTTAACCTGAATTTGGCAAAACGGTCAGACTTCATGGCACGTGCAGCATATCCTGTGGTCACGTTAGGGTTGAACACTATTAGCAAACGGGAATTTCCCTGCAAATTACCTTCGATGGCATTGTAGATAACTTCTGATATACCGGAGGCTTCCGTAACAACAAACAATGTGTTTACGGCATGGAATCCAGACCATGCTTCCATATTGTCGTCAGAACTCTTGAACCCCGTTAGAAACCATTCTTCGTAGTTGGTTCTGATTCCTGAAGACAATAAACGTCCAGGCAGGAAACCAGCATTCCGGAATAGCCTGGAAACTTCCGGTATCATAATATCTTTTACTTGGCGACCGGACGGAGCTGTCATTGCAATTTTGGTATTCTTTACCAATCTTCCGTTAACCCAGCGTGGAGTAAGATACATAAAGCACATAGCGGCACAAGCGGCACAGAAATCCTTGCCACGGGCAGTTCCGGAGGCTACAGCGGTCATTCGGTTGTATTGAACCGAGTGAATAATATCCTGCTGTTCTTTATCCAAACGCGCTTTCAGCACATCGGAACAGAACTTGCACCAATCGTCTCTCCACGCCTGCATATACAAGGTTGCCTTATCGCTCAGATCCATTATTCTTCTATTTTGTCCGGCAATTCTTTTATCAAACTTTCGAATGGATTGACATTGACATCCTGCTCGACACGCTCAACATAACCACGTTTCTTACCCTTTGTTTTCAGATAAAAGATTATCGCAGTTAAATCATCATTATTGATTGCGGAAAGCAATTTAGATTCGACTACATCAATGGTTTCCTCTTCTACTTCCTCAGCACATTCCTTGAACTTAAGGTCACTGTCCCGCCATTTGTAATAACAGGCTCTCGTTATACCTACTTTCTGGCAGGCATACGAAACAATTCCATGACTTTCACGGAAATGTTTCAAAAACAATTCTTGTCTTTCCTTCTTTCCCATAATTTTATAACTTTACATGCCGATACGTCTTCGGCTTTTCACCAAAGACGCATCGGATATACACTAGTTATCAATTAAAACATTCAATCAAACAAGGACTGCTGTACGCATCCGTCCTCAATCTCTTTCATTTTTTTCTCATCCGGCCTCGGAGTTATATGATCCTTGTCATAGAATCCGTTCTTCTCCAGATAGAAAAATCTGTCCCAACCACATTGGTCGTATTCACCTTCTTTGTAAGGGGTTAATGCGGATTGTTCGGCAATGATAAATTCTTTTTTGGTCTTTCCTCTTTGCTTCCCTTTATGGGTATGGCAGTCAAATACATAATCAGGTATTGACATGTATCTGTTGTCATAGTCTTTCAAACATGTGGCAGGATAAGGGAAATCATTTGCATAGAAACCGCAATATCCGTATTTTACAACTTTCAGAAGTACGGTAACAGCCTTTGCTACGAAAATGGATGATTTGGGTGAACTACCGGGTTGCATATCGTCTGCTTTCTTCAATGCGACAATTTCAGTGGTAATAGCTTGATAGTTGAGATTACCTGCTATCATAATAAGCCGTTTCCAAAGGAACTCCCGATACCTTACCATTAACTCATTGGCCAGATAACCGGCTCTGATATCGTCTTTGCCGATTATGGCACGTTCCAATAATCCGGCAACTAAAAACATGTCATGCCCATTTTTGGTGTAACATCCGGCATTACTTCCGACATATTCATCCTTTGGCAATTCTATCCTGTCTCTTGAATTAAGCAGGTTACAGGCGAAATAATCAGCATCACGATTCTTTCTTGTGGCAAGAAGAATGCCGAGAGCCTTTTCAATGAATAGAGGTGATTTGTCCTGCCAGCTTTGTGCGTCATCAGCCTGTTTGAGTGCTACAATCTTATTCGTAACAAGGTCATAACAATCCTCTGCTGAAACACAGAGTAATCGCTTCCACAGATATTTTCTAAATCGTGGTGCCAACTCGTTAGCAGCATAGCAGGCATAGTCTTTGTTGCTCCTGCGTATTGCCTTCTGAATGAGGGATGAAACCTCAAACATATTGTGACCGTTTTTTGTGTATAGTGCATTTGCCATATCTCAATCTATTATGCGATTTCAAATTTTGAATTTGGATTCAATTTAATCAATTTTGCTATCATTTCCTCTGCCGTTTTTTCAGTTCCACAAAACTGATGAAATGTAGGGCGAGCAGATTTCGTTCCATCTTTCTTTATTCTGTAAATAAATGCACCTTTTGGCAAACCTTTTGAATTAATGTACTTTGTTGCTTTCATTGTCTATCTCTTATTTTAAATTATTACTTTGCTTTTCTTTTATAATGCTAAGATACTGATTTATAGTGAGATATTAAAATTTAAATATCTGATTAACAATGAGTTAAACAATGATTAACGGCTTATATATCATCAATGCAAATACATTTTGGTTTATGTGTTATAAAGTCATTGGCAACATTACAACCATAAGCTCCAACATTAGAAATAAGAATCTTATCACCAATATTAGTTGGACCGGAATAATCACGATGGATAATATCATTCTCAATACAGGTACATCCGTAAATGGTAACGTGTTCGACGTAATCACTATCGTTTGAAAGCACATTGCAAGGTGGATTTTTCGTATGGCAGACAAAACCGACATCATCACGCTTGCAATCCACAACGAGCATTGTTTTTCCTCTGATAACTTTCTTGCCGATAATGGTTGCAAGTAGAGACATGGAAGTGGAAACTATCGGTGTGCCATTCTCGGTGATAAGCTGCACTTCTCCATTAGGGAACTCTCTTGCAAAGACTTCACCAATAGTTTTGGCATACTCCTCATACAATGGTATATATTCTCCATATTGAGCTTTTAAACTGTCATCCATGCGACCGAACATGTTGCCGCCAATATCAACTATATTGGCTCCAAGTTCTTTTGCATATCGAGCCATCATTTCGGTACGCTTCTTGAAATACGACAGTCCACGAGCATAAGAAATATGACAATGAACACATTTGACTTTTATCAATCCTCTTCGTTGTAGTTCTATGATTTCTTGATAACTTTTGCTATCAACATCAATTCCAAATCTTGAAACTATGCCATTCCCAATATCAAAATTTAGACGCACTCCAATTGCAAGCGGTGAGGTGTATATTCCGATAAGTGAACCAAGCTCACCTACATTATCAACGTTCACTATTCCACCATGATTAGCACATCGTATCTTATTGCCCAAATCAGGGATAACTCCATTGTATATAATCCGGCTGTCATCAAATCCATAGTTCCGTGCAAGCTGATACTCTTTGGGAGAAACAACTTCTGCATATCCACCGATTTCTTTTACCACATTGATGAATTCTTTGCAGTAATTCGTCTTGAAACTGTACCCGATATTATAGTTTGGGTAGTATTTTCTGAAAGCGGCTACAAAATCGGTGATATTCCGTTTGAAGTCATTTTTGTCTGCAATGTATAGAGGTGTTTTCAAATCATCGCTTGACATTAATCTTTGCTGTATTTTTTCTAAAGTCAAATTCATAATACTTTCCCCATTTATTTTTCATTGCACATCTATATTCGTAGTTCTTTCTGGAATCAATGGTGGTTCCTCCTTCATTGGAAGCTTGGATACCGTAGCTGTGAAAATATTTAGGCAGGAGTACAACTCTGTTCATAAGCAGTTCCTGTAACATCATATCAACATCGGATATCGCCGGGTCTTTCAGATCATATCTGGCCTTGAGTGCTTTCTTGTTTATCCATCTTACATGACCGGGCATTCCCTTAAAACAAAATTCCTTGTCATACACATACAAAGCCATTTGTGGATTATCAAAAGCAAGCCCAAGATTTAAATCGTAAAGTAGCTGGCCGATACGGAGTATTTCATCACATGTGCGTTCTTTCCAGTCAGGGTAGTTTTCTGCTGTGATGGCAGTATAATTGTCAAGTCGATAACAGAAACGCTTTATATCATCATCGGCAACAAATATCACATCCTCCGGTGTGTTTTCAATTATCCAATATAGCGTTGACATGAAACTATGTACCTTGCCGCCACATTCAAGCGTGGCATCCTTAGGAATGACAAGCATATCATCTATGCCGGCATTTCTATAAGCATCAGCTTCTTCTTCCCTAACGACATAAGTACAGTATTCAAGGCAATTCTTAGTCATTATTTTATGAGGTCGCTGATATGACATGACGTATATGTTAAACGTAATACCGGGTGTCATAGAACTTTTTCATCTTTAATCCATAATTTAGTTCATATGTGGATGGAATTTCATAACCAAGTAATTGTTTGCATCGCAAATAAACCATATTGCAACCTGCATGACGTACAAACGGGAGAGAGGCATTGATACGCGGGTTTATTTCAAGCAGTACCACCTTGCCGCTCTTCTTCAGAATGAAGTCAAAAGCCACATTACCATCAAGTTCAAGTTCTCTCACAATCTTGCTGACAATATCATACGCCATGTCGTTGGACTGGATTTCTCCATACATAATGGAGCCGAAAGCCATCATGTAGCCGACATAACCGCAGATATGAGTAACTACTCCTTTGTCTGCAAGCGCACTAACGGTGTAATCCAGTCCTTCGATTCTCTGCTGAAGGATAACCTTATTTTTACCATTGTCAACGATGGATTTCAAATCAAGCAAGGATATGTATCTGTTTTCTCCGAACTTGTTGAATAGAGAGGTATCATTGCACTTCTTGTCATCCACAACGGCGAAGCCTTTACCGCCGCACAGATTGTCCACTTTACAACAGATAGAGCTGTTTTTGTACTTGAACATAGAGGCGAAAGCATCCACATCGGAAACACTCTCAGGAATGATCTGTTTGGGCATTAAGCCGGCATAACAACTATAAAGAGCAATCTTATTGTTGGCAACCAGAAGACTGTCAATAGAAGAAACAGATACAAGAATACCGTTTTGCTCAAACTTATCTTTAGCGCGAGCCATTATTTCCAACTCCAATGTCGCTGTAGGCATGATGATTGAAACATCATATTCCTTGCATAAGGATATGAGTGTTTCAACATAATTTGGAGCAGAAATGGGCGGAACCACAAAATTACCGTCTGACAGTTCAGCAGGCGGGAGGTTGGCCGCAACGGAATTTGCGACATATACTTTTATATCAACTCCGTCTTCATTGTTTTTCAAACAATCTATCATTTCTTTTACGTGGATGGAGCAGCACGTAAGCAGTACATTGAAATTTTTCATTGTTCTTTTTCTTTTTTAGGCATAATCTGGGCTTTTATATCATCGTACCATACGGCACGTGCTTTAATCTTACGCTCTCTGGTGGCGTTTCTGGATACAAGAACTTTCTTGTCGTCAATTCCAAGAGCACGGGTCAGATTCAGATGGTCTATCTCGTTACGACATACAATCATCACATAATCGTATTTTTCATAGCGTATCAGTTCCATATCCTTGATCTTTGTTTCTTTGACATTCAGATTTTCAAGGTCAAGGCTCAAATCGATTTTCAAGTCTGCGGTCCATTCAGCCAGCTTGTCCATATCCCATTCGCCGGCATGGGTGTTCGCTTTGATATTAATAGCCTTTAATTCTGATTCACTGTAACCAATAAGGCGTTTGCACAAAACTTGAGTGTCAGGATTCTCCATAAGAATGGAAACACGTTGGTGTCCGGATATGATATTGTTGTGTTCGTCAATGACGATAACGCCGAAATCGCCAAGGTTGTCAAGTGACTCCTTCAGCTTCTCCTTGGCCTTCTTCTTTAATGGTTTACGGGGATTCCCAAACTCTGTCTTAAGTTCGGACACAGGCAGTTCTATAATTTCTATTCTTTTATCCATTGCTCTTTTTTTATAATGAATATATGTATGTTAGACCTGACAGAGGAAGTACCGATATCATTAAATCCGAGTTTCAGGGCATTCTTCCATGCAGCGGTATTACAGGGATTGATATATTGGTAAACCCCATTCATTTTAGCGATGCGGAAAGCATATTCAAGGATAAGCCGGTTACATTCATAGCCTATGCCTTTACCCCAAAAGGCTTTGTTAAGGATATGAGTGTGAAGTTCTCCAAATCCGTATGCTGATTCATCTATTCTATCTATGAAAACATTGCCGACATATATGCCGTCTGCCAGAACAGCAAAGCGTATACACTCATCACTTTCTGACTGTTCTCTATAAAAGTTGTTTTCTGATTCAAGGGATAGGGGAGAGTAGGGGCTTTCGCAAATAGCGTACTTCCATATATCCTTATCCTTACGCATCCTCCAGCTATGTTCTGCGTCGGATATTCTTTGAGGCCTTATTGTTACTTCCATATTTTCCAAGTTATGTACAACTTCATACATTTTCTGCGTAAATGCCTGCCGGGCATATTCCCGACAGGCTTAAACACAAACTCAATCATTTTTCAAGCTACTCGCAAGAGCACTCATGCAATTTTTCGGCTTCTTTCAGTCGTGTCAGATGGCAATTTCCATCACCCCGTAAATTACATAAGCCTTTTTGTCCTTGTTTTCGCTTGACTACTACTAAGGGTTGCGGGAACTCAAGGATTCGAACCTTGTTCTTCGGATTTTCAGTCCGACGCATAGACCAACTTTGCTAAATTCCCTTGTTAGCTAATTGAAGGAAGCAAGACTTGAACTTGCAATCGGATGATATTCCACGCTGTCAGACTGTTTACGTCCATCCTTTTTCACCGCTGACAGGCGGCTACTTAACAATCCCATTTCTGTCATTCCTTCAATTTAGCTGTTTTCTCTTATTTCTGCCTCAAAAATACAATATTTTATTTGTCTTTCAAATAAAACTGGGCAAAAATACTATTTTTCTACTCTCAAGGTCTCAACCTTCCAACATTTCATCATATGGTCTGTATCTATTCCTATATTGAAGCGTTTGCCTATATAGTTTTCGTGCGCTTCTTGTTCCGGAAGGTTAATGGGGGTAACGAACCAGTCTTCATTGCCATGCTCGTCTTTCAGATAGACTTTTACTATCGTTTTCATAATTCCTCAAATTTTCCAAGTTCACATTCTATAATATCAACTTCACTTTCATTGGTATATAAACCATTTTCTTTGGCAGCATCAATAGCAGCATTTTCATAAAGAAATACACCGAAACACACTCTACTTGATTTTGTTTTCCAAATATCAGTTTGAAACAAAACGTATACTTTATTCTTCATCTCCCCACAACTTTAGTGCAAGTTCATAATTCTTCTGTGCCTCATTTACGGCTTTCTTGGCATAAGTAAGAGTGTAGGCGTGTTCTCGTGGGTATTTGCCGGACTTCACACCTTCGTGGTATTCTTTAGCTTGTTCCAGCTTATGTTTGTAGAAATCGATACTTTCAGGCATTGATAAATTAATTGTGTTTGCACGTTTATCCCAATACTCAGCTTTGCTTTCGTGTTCAGTAGCCTTGTCGCTGAATGCAACTGCTTTGTCTGTATTGTTCCAAGCGTCCTCTATTGCTTTCCTGTGCCGTCTTTCGCTGTGGTGTCCCACCTTGATAGGTTCACCAAGTGAAAGAAAATCTCTATCTTTATTAGATTTGTCAAAGTATTCTTTGCTTTTACGTTCTGCCGATTCAGCCCATGCCCTTCTACGTTCAGCTCTTTGCTTCGCCCATTCCTGTACATTAAATCCGTCAGCCCGTACAATCGAGTAGTAGAAAAATCCGTCTTTCTCAAAGATGAGATTAAAGACGATACTTTCGTTCTCATTACCGTACTTGGTTGTAACCTCAATAACTTCTCCTTTTTCGTGCTTTTCATCGCACTTTGCCAAAAATACATTTGGACAGAATTTTACATAAGTGTTCATAGTGATAGTTCGTTTAATATATTTCTTGCTATTTCATTAGCTTCATCAACTCTATTGTCTTGTTTTACAGCATCATGAACAATCAATGCTTGCTGTTCCAAATAACCTATATCACAAGGTTCTACATTGTAACCATCGTACAGGATGGCGTATGCCAATTTTTCCGCTAGACCTTGGCAATGATATCCTATTTTATTGCCTGTCACAATCATCACGCACCATCCGATTTTGTTTGAAATCTTTTCCATGACATTAATCTGTTAATTGATGGTAATAATCGAACTCTTCTCCTTCAAGATTATTTAAGGCATAGTCGTGGGCTTTTTCATATAGATTCAAATATACAGAAGATAACTCATTCATCCCTCGATTATGGAGCATCCAGCATCTATGGTTCAGTACTATTACAAGTTCTGTCAGATACTTGTAATTATCCTTCCATTCTTTGAATGCTCTACGAAATGTATCCTTAACTCCACTAATGCCACCAAACTTTTCAGCGATGCAGAAGTCATCCCAAAATGTGGTTATGCAATCGTAACCGTATTCTTTTTTCTGATACTCTTGAAATGTCATAATCAATCCTCCTTGTTATGTTTTCGTAAACTTGCTTCTTTCAATCGAGTGAAATGCTCAATACGCTCTTTATCATCTTCCCTTGTCTTTATGGATACATCTTGAATTTGTTTCCTTTGCTCTTCAGTTAACATATAGGCGTGTTTAGTCCATTTTATAGTCCCGGCAGGAACAAAATCAAAATCGGAAAGCCGGAATGTAGGTATTTCGTATGAATGTAAGACTATTTTTGCATACTCCCGTAAATCATTCGTTTCCCTATCTATTGCATTTTGTTCGCATACAACCACCATACAAGGGTAGTAAAGGAATATAATGTCTTTTGCCTTCATTGCTCTTAATTTTAAAATGATGGATCAATATAATGATTCTGGTAATGTAGCATAAGAATAACTCCGTCTTTATAAGACTGGCCTTCTGCTACCCAATATCCGTTTCTTCTTTTAGTGAATACTTTTGCATCGCCTTCAAGTTCGGATAAAATCTCGTACTCTCCAGCGTAATAATCAATACACTTGGTTTGATTGAAAGTGACCTCAATCTTGCATGGGGAAACTATTTTGGTTACTGTGGCTGCACGTTTATCTGAATAGTAGCAGATTGTGCAACCTAATCCGACTTCAGGAACAAGATCCTTGATTGCTTCAAGTCTTGCTTTCTGCATCTGATCGCACCAGTCTGATAATTTAATACTACCATCAGTGGGATATTTTTCGTTCTCTATTTTGTGGAGTATGGCAAAGCTTTCTTTGCTGGTTAATTTACTGGATGTTTTCATTGTGCTATGATTTACTATGTTATGCTTTAAATTCACCTCTTAATTCTCCATTATTATATAGCCTTACAGCAACCACTCGAACAGAAGCGGACAAATACCGCCCGACATCGTTTCTTAGCTTTCTTTCAAGTTGCAGGGCTTTAGCCATACTTTTGGTTCTTTTCCTTAAAGTCTTTTTGAATCCGAAAACATAATCTTCGGTATCAATCTCAAATGAATATGTAGTGGAATACATCACTCTTTGAAGCTCTTTTGTTAGTTCTGTTACTTTGCTCATTTGCTCTCTTCTATTATTAGTCGTTATTATTTCCAAGAAGTTCTTGTAAAGCAGACTTATATCCGTCCAACGCCTGTTGTGTATATCCCAATCTGAATTTTTTATCTGCTGAAAGAGAGTCGTTGTTCAATCCTTTTTCAATAGCTTCAATGTTTGCTTTGTAGTATCTGATAAGTTCTTCTGTTTTCATTGCTCTTGACTTTTACTTGTTATTAATAGGTGTTATTTTGATATTGTAAAGATACAAATAAATAATTGATTTACAATGGTTTACATCTTTTATTTTCATCATAAAATACTGAAAGACAAAGATTTAACTTTTACTTGCAGAAACGAAAAAGGCAGAACGGACTTCTCCATTCTGCCTTAATGCAAGCAAATGTTCTATGAATATAAAATTAACTTCAAACAAATGTAGGCGTAAACTCGATACCCAACGCACGCGCAATGCGGAAAAAACTTGATAACTGGATATCTACTTCCCCTTTTTCCACACGGGCGATATAACTTTGCTCCTTACCAATTTTCTGCGCCAACTGCTTCTGGGTCAATTTTAGCTCCTTACGGCGTTCACGAAGTATATCACCATAATACCATGCCATCGACTTCTCATTGAACTTCTCACGAGTATCTGTACCATGTTCCCCATATTTCTCATTAAGTTGCTGGTTGGTTGCCTTGAGCTTTGCCAATTTCTTTTCATCTAACTTCATAACGATAAACTAAACATTTGAAAGTATTTTATGCGCTTTCTCGTATATTTTTTTTATCTTTATGGTTGAAATAAATCACGCCGACAATGGCTATGACCGATACAAGCCCGAACATAATCAATGCTCCCATTTTATCATCCTTTCTTTTTGTCATTGACAAGCCAAAGACCTGCCAATAGTGTGATTACTATTGCCAACGAACCTCCAAGATATATTATCCATTTTTCCTGCACATCCCCGAAGATGGATGTCAACACAACTGCGGTGGTTATATACTTGGCTATATCCATCAGCTATTTTCCTAATTCTTTTCTCATGATGCAAATATAACTAATTAGTTATAATAAGACAAGCTTTATCTATTATTTCTCATTAAACTTTTTCATTGCTCAAATACTTTTCTGTGATTATCTCAACCGATTTGCTTATCATGTAATCCGTATCGATTCCTAACTGTTGGTAGAAGTTCCCATTTCCGGCAAGACTTTCACTTGCAATTTGCAGTGTTCTGCGTTCTTCTTTGGTGAATCCGATGCGGAAGGTGCGGAAGATGGATAACGCTTCTTTCAAATTTCCAGAGCGGAGTAGGGAAGTGGCTTTACTTGTTTTCGTTTCCATAATCAACAACTGGCAAGGCGACTGAATAAATAATGTTTAATCCGCAGGCTACGATCAGCATATCATTCTTGATGGAGTATGTATATGAATGGCGTAAACTTCCAGTACAATCCCTGTATTTTCTATTACTGTTCATTAATTCGCAGTAGTCTTTAGCTGCTCGTATTGCTGCATTTCTTACATCAACAGGAGATATTTTTACATTTACATTAATTTTCATAATCTACCTCAGGATAAAATTCACGACCTTCAAAATCATCTGCTGTGAGAATGATATCTTCACAGTTTACCATGTCTTCAACTTTCTCGAAAGCGGAGACATAATCTTCAGCTTCCACCTCTACCACTTTGGAGAGGGTTTCTATTACTTTTATTTTGTACTTTTTCATTTCGCGCCTCCTTTCTGTATTCCAGCGTGATAACCGTCAAGCCATATCAAAAGCTCTTTTGGCGTATGATAACCGCTTAAACGGTGACATGGTACTCCGTTTTCACATACCCTGTTGCCAGTTGGAACTGTATCGTGTATCACGATTGCATAAGCGTTTCGGGTGAATGAGGAACTTGTCAAGTGCATATTGTTTGCCTTGCAGTATTCCTCCAACTGCTTAAATGCTTGCTTCTGTGTCATTGTTTACTTCCTTCTTTAATTCTGTAATAAGAGCATCAGCACCGCTAATGCTCCACTGGGCTAACGTTTCGCAACTTGCATCCGCACACTGATCATGCGGATTGGAAGCAAAGCCTTTCATAAGTTCCTTTGCTATCTCATACCTACGTTGCTCCCAATCAATATCTCTATTGTCAGCGCTTGCGCGTTCCCATTCTCCTTTATATTCGTATTGAAGCTCTGTTATTTCAGCAATAGTGCGATACGTCATATTTCCACAATAAGTACTTGGAACAAAAGACATAAAATCGTCAAAAGTCTTAATTCCGGCTTGCGAACAAAAATTGTAAATTCGTCCATTCATGCCGGATATTTTCTTAAAATCAGATAGGGTTGTATTATTTGCTATCATTTTGGTTCCTCCTTATAAATTTTCAAATCCTTGCTTTCATTCTCTAATGCTTTTGATGATTTTACAATTATAGAGTTGTCCGATCTAGGGCAAACCAACACAGTTCCTCTATCTGTTGTTATTCTTACATTATGAGCATCTATCACTTTAATAATAAAATCGCCAACCACGTAGGTTGATATGTTATTCAGTTCTTGTTGTATCATAACTCACACGTTTTAAAATCTTCATCACACTCTAAACACTCCCATTCATATTCAGGGTTTCTACTTGGCACCAGCCTACTGCCGCATTGGGGACAGGCCGGGAGCAGGCCTTTGATGAATCCAACCTCAATGCCAATTCGCTCTCCGTCATGTATAGCATCAGCCATTTGCAGATCCGTTTCTACCATTGTTTCACTGTCATCATTATGCAGTACATACAATGTGGCGAGGTTGGCTTTCCACATCTCCATTGCATAATTGTCTGGTACTACCAACCAAACAAAGCCATCTTTAGTTACTTTCGTTTCCATTGTAATTCATCCTCTAATAATCACATATCTTCCAGCGGCTATTTCACTTCTATACTCGACAGAATAGCCCTTGTCTATAAATGCTCTTATGACATTATCGTGCGCCAACTCCGAAATTTGGTGTCTGTCTTTAGCGTCACTTCCAGTATTTTTTGCCCAACAATGAGGCCAGTTATTTCCCCATCCTACGCCATAATGAAAGTAAACACATTCACCTTTCTCTTTGATTTCCGAGAGGATGAAAGATGCAAGTGCGTCTTCCTCGGATTTTCTTCTATTTGATTTTGGTATTTCTATTGTCAACATACTGATTTATTTTTAGCGTCCAACCATTTGTCCCGTCTTTCTCTACACGCCTCTAAGGTAGGCGCACAACAAGCAAAGAGTTCACCACTTTCAGTACGGTAATCGTACTGGTACATTCTCACTCTTTTACCTCTCAACCTGGTGTTGTAGGTAGTGTAATTCTCTTTGCCGGGCTGGCATACGCTGCAACCGTTTACATTTATTGAGTTCATAATTCAAGTAATTGTTTCGTTTTATCCACGTCTACAAAACTCGTCCACCCTGCTTTATGCAGCTTTATAGCTGCCTCTCTGATTGTGATTTTGCCACTCTTGACACTTTCTTTCAAAGATTCTAATACATTCTTCATTCTTAATTCATTTTTACGTTCAATCTTTCTTCACTCGTATAAGCCACTACAAGCCCTGTTTCATCATGCTGTATGGTGATGTACTTTTCACCCCTCTCTATAGTAGAGAAGTCATAAGGGGTTACCATCTTACCCAATACCTTGCCCAGTTGCTTCATCAGTGGGGCTTCAGGGCTGATAACTAAAACTAAATCTGCTTTCATAATCGTGTATATTGTGGTAGCCATAAGGCTACCGGATTAGAACTCAACCAATATCAATCTTTCTAAAGAACCTGATGCTTTCACCCACATATGATTATGTCCGAAACCATAATCGAAAAACAGTTTAAAATAAGGGTGTCTTACTATTAAAGAGCTCATACAGCCTCTTAACTCGTCTTCTGACATACAAGAAGTTATTTCATTGATTATTTGAACGAAAAGGTGTAAAACTTCTGGTTCATTATTCAATAACGGTTTTTCTATAACTGCTTTTAAAAATATATTTTCTTTCATATTCTTCTATATTGCGCAGGGCTTTCGCCCTGCCGATTTATGTTAATGCGTTTTATCCTCATGTAATAACTCGCAGTAAACTGGTGTTGTGGCATCTGTGTGCTTATTGGCTATAAGAACCTCATTACTATCCCAGTTAATATATACCTGTGTAGCAAATGCACCGAAAAACTGAATTTCTTTCGTGCCAAACAATACCACCGCGTCATCATTTACATTTGCAAGTGCTGCAATTAATTCTTTCTTGGTCATATTCTTTTTTGTTGCGCAGGGCTTTCGCCCTGCTGGTTATTATGCTATCTTTAGCTCTTTAAGTCTCATATCTACCAATGATTTCAGCTTGTGAGTATCAAATAGTGGACTTCTATACCCATCTTTGATAAGCTGTATCATTTCTTTATAACCAACCTTACATACAACCTCTGTCTTCATGCTGTTATCATAAATAGCAGAATTGCAAGCGGTTATTGTGAATGCCATTGTTTTGTAACCTTTATCCTTCTTCATGATAGATGCAAACAAATACATATATACAGCATTTTTCATGCTATTCAAGGCATCTTCTTGACTGGCATTTACCTTTCTACCACCTAAAAAGTCACCACATTCAATTTCTTGACCTTTTTTGATATTAAAATGTACTGATGTACATTTTAATATCTGTTGCTTTCATATCTTCTATGTTTTAATTGTTAGTAATATTGGTTTCTTTTATATAGCTAAGATACTGATTATTAGCGATGTGTACAAATATAACCATCTGATTAACAGTGAGTTAAACTTGATTTAACTTAAAGTTGGATATTGACATGTTCATTTCAGTCGCGCTTTGTATGAATACCGTCCAATGATATGTGCAATGCTTTTTCATATATCGACTTATCACAATTAGAAAATAATCGTTAACTTTGTTCATACTTTTAAAATTATAGGTGCATGAAAAAAATTGTGACTTTATTTGCAACCGTGCTTCTGTTATACGGTTGTGGAAGTGTTCCTTTGACAGGCAGGAAACAGATGCTGCTTGTATCCGACTCCGAAGTGCTTTCATCAAGTCTGACCCAGTATTCGGAATATATCAAGTCGGCACCGATATCAAGTAACGCGACGAAGAAAGCGATGGTGACACGTGTCGGAAAGAAAATAGCCGCTGCCACGGAACAATACTTGGAAAATAATGGAATGTCCGGTGAGGTGAGGAACTTCTCATGGGAATTCAATCTAGTTAAGGATAATCAGGTGAACGCTTTCTGTATGCCGGGAGGCAAAATCGTTGTGTATGAGGGACTGATGAATCTGGTTTCCTCTGATGACGAACTGGCTGTAGTTATCGGACATGAAGTGGCGCACGCTGTGGCCAAGCATAGCAATGAGCGTATGAGTCAGCAGCTGGTTGCACAATACGGAGCGAAAATTTTGGGGGAGGCTCTCAGTGGAAAGTCCGCTGCCATACAGAAAGCCGGGAATATAGTCTATGGTCTTGGAGCACAATACGGTGTGATGCTTCCATTCTCACGCAAACATGAAACCGAGGCTGACTATATGGGGCTTATTCTTATGACGATGGCTGGTTATAATCCGAATGTGGCCGTCACATTCTGGCAGAAGATGTCGGCGGGCGGATCGGGTTCAGTGCCAGAGATCATGAGTACGCATCCGAGTGACGCAACACGTATTAGTGACATAAGGAAACATTTGCCGGAGATGAAGAAATATAAGTAAGCTTTAGAAAGTTACTGTAAAGTATTTGAAAAAACTTTAGAGAATGGTACAAAAAGGCGTGAAACCAAATGGAATCACGCCTAAATTATAATAAAACTCTTAAAAAGGTGTACATAATTACCAATCCTTAATTCTCTAACATCAATCATAATAACGCTGCAATCTTACGCACCTTATTAATTCTCTCCATAAACCTGTTGTCTTTTTTTGCCATTTGCAAATTATAAGATGTTTGCATTTTGAGCAAAGGTTCCGCATCTAAATCTAACGCGGCTTCTAGGAGCATAGCATATTTTGTATTTAGTGAACGCTTTGCATTCAGAATTTCATTTAATACAGTATAAGACACACCCATCTCTTTAGCAAGTTTCTTTTGAGAAATACCCCTAAATTCAATTTCATCTTTTAATACTTCTCCCGGGTGTGTCGGTTCAAAAGGAATTAAGTTATTAGCTATCATTTTAGGGTCTACGCCATCTATTTTAATCATAACTTTCTATTTATAATGGTTAGACAATTCAATTATATTACAGATGGTAGTCACTACTTCACCTTGCACCTCTGTGGTTGTAAATTCAATACGATATTGATTGTTTACTCTAACAGAGCAAAAGTCCTTTTTGTCCCCTGATAATTTTTCAAAACTCAGCCCATTGTATTTACAAAGTGAAGTTACATCAGGGACACTGATTATTATATCTATACAACGTTTATATCTACGTACGATATCAGGTTGAAAACGATGCTTTTTATCATTCGCCTTTCCAAACTCATACAATTCTTTCAGATACTCTTTATCAAACGTTACTACCATCTCATTTGTTTCTTTAATGCAAAGATAGCATTTTAATTTTATTCATTCGCATTTTTGCGAATAATTTTCTTTAAAAAAATTAGCGACAACTCCAAAGAATCACCACTAACTATTCTATTTTTCTTATCACAAAATTGTGAACTACCGCTAAAGTAAAGATTTAGGGGGCTTCAAATACGATTTTCAATAAGCCAAGAATGCTGGAAAGTCATGCAAATTTGGCATAAAGTCTGATTGGGAGCTTTCATAGAGCTATATTTCCCATTAAGTGCATTTCTTTTTAAGTATTTCAACACATTCTTTATCCCATCATCGAAACCATGCTTATACCCTTTAGTATATTCCCCTATAGTATATACCGCCATTGACAGAAAAAATAGAAGGATACCTACAGGCTTATACCAACCGGGCAACGAGATGGAAAACGGTTTAAATGTAATTGTTAGATCTCCGACCCATAATAGGGCGATAATACATATGATTGTAAATATAATTGTTTTCATAATCAATATCTTTTTCCGTTCAACTTAGGTCTTAATTCGTTATATCTCATCTTTTGATTAACATTTTTATACATATTTCCAAATATATCCGTTACTATGTTTTCTTTTTCCATTGCAAACTACGCTTATTAATGAATCTTTTATTCCAAGTTCTCTAAATATCTGTTTGGAAGATTCCCATACTTTAATTAAAGTACCATCCAAAGAAAATTGCGCTACTCTTTTAGGAGTGTGAGCTTTCTGATATATTAATACTTTTGAATCTATTACTTCTTTTGAGTAATTCTTTTCAAAACACCAAAGATATCCATACATGGATATTTTTCTCCCATAACAACATGAGCTAACATTTGAATAACGGAATCCTAATTGCCTTTCTATTTCACATAAAGAATCCCATCTTTTAATAAATTCCCCACATAATGAAAATTGGAAAACAGGTAGTGATTTAGAAGGTGAGTTTCTCCCACTCATCCCAACTCTAATGTTGTGAGTACCATGATTGCAATTTTCTTTAGCGGAGCACCATTCAAGATTTTCACATTTGTTGTTTAACTTGTTCTCATCAATATGATTTACTTGTGGTTTGCCTTTTGGATTTGGGATAAACGCTTTTGCAACTAGTCTATGAATTTTTACTGTTTTCTTTAAATTAGGAGATCTTAAAGTTACGTATGGGTATCCTCTTTTCCCAGTTCTGTATTTTAATATTTTCCCACAAAAAGTCATATTTTCCCCATTCTTAGACAAAATAGTTCTATCCAAAGATTTTACTCTACCTAAGTTTGAAACTTTATAATATCCTTCAAATCCTGAAACATCTTTCCATATTTCATGTTCGTTACTCAATTCTTTATCATGGAAACCGTGCTCACAGGCGGTCTTATAAGCACGATTCCGTAGTTCGTTCAAATTAATATTATTCATTTCCTTATTCCTAATTTAGTTTCTTCATCCTTAATTATTTCCCCAATCTTGCTAGCTTCCTCATACCGTTCCTCTTTTATCAACTGTCTTTGCATCTCCGAGAGCTGGTTAAGGAAAACAATATCGTTACGATCTGACACACGACGGACATATCTTTCTATCTCATCCAGCTTATTCTCCATGCGTATATGCCACTTGCTTACCAAAATTAAAGTAAATGCCAGAGCACAAACGTTTAATGAGGCAAGGATGAATTTAAATATTGATTCTGCTATTTCCATAATCATATAAGTTTTAATGCTTCCTGTAATCCTGCTTCAAGTGCTTCCTCGTAGGTATCCCATTTTTCTCCGTCATTTGTTCCTTTATAAGCAGAACTAGCTATATGAGTTCCATTGTCAGCTTTAGATATTTCGTATCCATAGCCACAAGCACAGTTATATACACATATATGAATGTTTTTGGTTTCACGTAACCACTTTTGGGCAATGGATTGAGTAGGATGGGAACATACTTTTATTGGTAACTCGCTATTTGTTCTATTAGTACCATATTGTCTACCATCTTCAATATTCATAGCAATCATACATGGTTCATTAAACCCTTTCTCTTTCAGCAACTTTGCTGTTTCTAATGCTACAAGTTCTTCGGTCATAATTTTATTCTCCTTTCAATTTCTTTATTAGCGCATCAGCGAAACCAAGACTCCATTCTGCTGTCATATTTGAACTAGCACTCATTACCTGTTCATGTGAATTACTTAAAATCCCTTGCATGGCAGCTTTCGCTAGTTCATATCGCCTCTGTTCCCAGTCTATAGCTGAAAAATCAAGTTCGCATTCCTTGAAAACCATATTACCACACACATATAAATAATCTTTGCTATGTTGAGAGTTGATGTTTAATTGGGGAGTTACATCTACCAAAACTCCTGTTGATTTTACTCTTGCTTTCATTGTTTAATCATTTATTTTAACATAACGCTTAGTAATAGTACCGAATGAATGATACCGATGCCAAACTATATTTCCACGCTGAATTTCAGTAAGCCAATCACAAGCTTTAAAAACTTGTCCTACATTGTATAGGAATGGTCTTTTTTGAATTTTTCTTTTTATTCTTGCTTTCATTATTCCTCCTTTGTTTTAAAATGTTCAATCAGTTCGTCTACGGTAGCCTTGTGATAATATGATAAGTTAAAATCATTAGGCACTCCATAGAAATCCATTCCAGATAAACCTCCATCAGAGCCATCCCGGTATATACCCCAATCGCCCTTACCATTAGTGAATAATTGATTGTTGTCTGTATCATCCCTTAATGCAGCTATAGCCAGGAAAAGTTCCTCATTCGTTCCGCAATCAACAAATTTCCCACATAAAGCACTATGTTTGTCAAAAGGGATGTCAAAAGAATCCGCAATCACATAATTAGGACGTATCAAATCCTTTCATTGGATATTGATAAGCCCATATTATACTACAATCATCTGTCCATTTAGGATAGTTGTTAAGATATCCAACTTCTTCTAGATTATTTCTAAGTGTTTCGGTATTCTTGCGTATAAAGCACGGTGTTGTAAATCCCATAGTTACTTCTCCTTTTCAACTTTAACATATCCGTTTTCAATACACCAGCACAACATATTGTAGGCTGCATCGATGAGTTCTTTACTCTCTGTAATCTTTATTATAGACCTAGTATAAAGTTCCATATACAAGCACGTATAGCTATCTGCAAGTTTCTGGATGGTCAGCACTTCTTTGCCAATAAAACAAGGCAGCTTATCGAAAATATCCTGCAAGGTAAAAACTCCACACTCTTTTTTATAGGAATGATCATAACTACTGCTTTCAACATAATATAGATTGAAATAGACATCGTACAAATGGTGTTTAATTGCTTTTTCAGCATCTTCCCATAACAACGTGCAACCATCATCATCGGTGGCAATTAATACCATACTTGCATTACTTGTATTTACTCCAAGATCCTTCAAATGTTTCATTTGCTCGAATGACAATACCTGTTTCATTTCTTTTCCTCCTCTGTTTTAATCTCTATTACTTTACCACGATTGACAAAACAGAAACAACCCATCACATTGCACAGATATGTTTCATTCTTCATCTCACACTCATTGCATTCTTTATTCAACGAACATTTACTGCAATCAAAATTTATATTGAACGATTCACTCATTTCATGCAGCACTCCATCTATTATTATTCCGTTATTTACTTCCATAATTAATCTCCTTTCTCTTTAGGCTTAACTACGATAACTTGTATCTCGAGAGGATTCTTGATTTGTTCTCTAGGGATTTTTCGTATGGCCCTTATGGTATCAATTATTTGATCAGATAGTTCCCTATTATTCATATTCAATCTCCTTTCTCTTTAATCCGTTCCAGTACATCCCTGTTGGATTCGAGTATATCATCGAAAGACGGGATGGGCATCCATGCTACTGGTTCCCATAACGAAGGTATGCTACTCATTGAAGAATAAATCGGATTACTTTTGTATATATCATGAATATAACCATCCATACAGAACCATACTCCATTACAGTATGTACCATTAAATATTGCGCCATGCTCACACATAATAATGATATTCTCATTTTCTTCCGGCAACCGCTCCTTAACACTTATCCAGGGGGATTGCTTTGACTGCCACTCTGCACCAGAAATAAAGTCAACAATGCAGTATGGTTCACAATGACACTGCCTGTTTCTGCAATCATTGGAATATCCCCTTGCCGCTTCTTCTACTGTCTGTTTCATATCTCTCCTTTCCACCTATCCTAGCAGCATATACATTACTACTAGGAATAGATAATAAATTGTTGTTTTACTCATTCCTTTCTTGTTATGTACTTTTACACATAGAACAAAATCTAAACCTTTTGCAATCCACAGCATTCCTGTGATATCTATCTGCGCATGCAGCAAAGAAAGTGCAGTTATGACAATCTCTTTTAAATTTTTTCTTTTTCTTTACTTTAGGATATTTCATTTTTCACTCCTTTCTTTCCTGTTATGAAGGTTTATTAATTACCAAGTCGCACTCAGGTGCCCATCCTAAAGATTTCGCACCATCCCATACATTGTATAACCATTCATCCACATATCCCTTTTGTGGATTAAAATTAGAATGATGGAGGTTAATTATCTCAACCTCTTTGCCAATCTTAGATTTATCTGGATGATTGGCTATTTTTACTTTTTCTCCAATCCTAAATTTAGCTTCCATTACTTCCGTTTTTTAGTTGGTATATAAATTGGGGATGCTTTCCCTTTATTGTTTTTGTTTATGCCATTCATTTGTTCAACCATCTTTTGATTGAAGATGGTTGAACCAGCAAGACCTTTGATATTTTTTCCCATATTAGTTCCTTTCGGTTTAGTTTTGAGCTTTTCAGACTACATCATTAATACTAATTTCTCCTTTCAATACTCGTTCTACCTGTCTGTCGATTATCTCTTGAAACTCTATCTGGCAGATAAGCGAGCAATCCGGTATAATCTCTTCTACTGGGTCGCCCCGCCACGTTGGTAGTTCATCAAGGAAGATACGACCGTCTTTATCCTTTAGGCAGGTAGCTCCAACATCACGCTCAATCTGCGCCATTCGAGCAAATACTTCCGGAAAGTCCTTCCGGATTTTATTCCAGTATCCCATTCCACCTTTGACACAACCGATACAATTATTGTTATTGTAACCCATCTTGTACATGGCAGGGATTTCAATGCCAGCTTTCCAAAGCATTCCCATTGCATCTTGCTTGGTTATCTGTCGCTCGATAAGTGGGAACAACGGCTTTGTATCAGGATATTGCTGTTTAAAGCGGACAGCACGGTTTATTTCTTTCGGGTCAAAGTCGAATCCCCAGACTTGACCGTCCCAATTTCCCAACTCTTTTTCCAGCTTGTAACGGACTTGTTTCTTTAATTCGAATGTGCAAGCTGCACCAGTAGGACCATTAATAAATCTTTTCTTAGCCAACACATCCTCTACGTTAAGATACTTATCGCTGCGAATGGTATGAATTGGCCGCCCGTACCATCTCTCGCAATCTGAGATAAATCGGACATTATCTGGATGCCCGGAACCTGTTTCGATATAATAGAGTTGTACATCGTTATACAAGTTCAATGCTATCTTACAAGCTACTGCGGATGTTACACCGCAAGAAAACCATGCTATTATCATTTGATTCCTTTCTAATCAGTTATAATTCTGATAAATATTTTATTAAACTCTTTTTGTCTCTAAAAAGCCTTTTCCCCCATTGTGGATAGTTGTTTCTAGGCACACTTAAGCCGTCAGACAATTTGTAAACCATTAAAAAACTTCTATCTGTATAGGATATTTCAATAGTAATTTTGCTTATAGTGGAATGACAGATATTGTCACCACTTAGGTAACATACACTATCACCTACATTAAACTCTGTGTCTATATTCATATCTATCTTGTTTTACGCTAATTCTACAATAGTAAATTCAACTAATTCAGAGGGAAAAATATCAAGAGTTCGCTTTTTACCTTCAGGTAAAACTGAAACTCTTGCATTACCTAAATATTGAAATATACATTGTTGATATCGGTTAAGAACCTTAAATCGCTTTCCATTCTTCTCAATCACCATTCCTTTACTAACAGGTCTTCCTGTTGAATCAACCAACCATTTATCCAGAAAAGATTCCTCCAATTGAGCAATTTTTTGTTTAAGCGGAGCAATCTGTTTTTTATAAGCATCTTCAAAAACTTTAATTTCTGAATAAATAGCTTGTACCTCTTTCGTGAGTTGTTCAGCATCTGCAATGCGGTTGCTGTATTTATCATCTGATTCTTTCATATCTAAATTAGTTATGAATTAATTGGCAATTTCATAAAGCACATCCAATGAGTTTTAGATGCTTTTCCGGACTTATGCCCGAATAGCGGCCGCTCATTGATTATCTCCAATATTCGTCTTACAGGAATACGAGTTTCGTTCCATTTGAAAATCAGCACTCCGTTCGGTTCAAGCACTCGCATACATTCGCTGAATCCTTTCTTTATATCTTCCTGCCACTTAAACCGTCGAAGCGTTCCATACTTTTGAGCCATATATGCACCCTCGTTCGCATTATCAAGGTGTGGAGGATCAAAGACTACAAGTTTAAAAGAACTGTCCGAATACGGCATTGCTGTAAAGTCGGCAACCACATCAGGATGGACTTCCAGCTTACGACCATCGCATAAAACATATTCGACATCACGAATATCTTGGAAGAGAACGTTTGGATTCTTCTTATCAAACCAAAACATCCGGCTTCCACAGCAAGCGTCAAGTATTATTTTTTTGCTCATTTCTATCTTGTTATGAGTAATACACTATTCCTTTATTCTCTACAGTCTTTTTCAGGACACAAACATAATGATCGAAAAAACGAAACAGATATTCATTTAATTCTGGCTTTATAACAGACTCGTATTTCTCAAAATCATGCAGTATCTTTTCTGCTACCGTATAATCTATCGCACCTTCACAATCAGATGTTTGCAAAAATTCAATGAATGGCTTACCTATGAAGTTGTTTACGTTATTCCAAACGTACTTTACATCATGTTTCAAAACCACATGTGATATTATATCTCTGAAAATAGAATATTCTGAATAAAAAATATCACAGTCGGAATATAAAACATCAGCTTTATAGCAGCCTTCCTCAACCGTAGGTATATGATTTATCGGTTCCATTCCGTGCGCTTGATAAACATACCACCCATTCCCGGTATTATCATATTCCTCTCTTGATATTTTATCGCCCAATTTTAAGGCATAAATACTTAATCCCATATTAGCTCCTTTCTAATTTGTTTTGAACCATTTTCCTGATGTCAGGTAAATGGTAATTATTGCTAATTAAATTCTAATTGTATTATCAGTCAACTGTTAATCAACTTCCACTAACTCACCGTTTTACAGTCATCAGCAGTTTTCATGATTTTCTAAACAGGTGGCTGAACGCATTATCCAAATCCAAGTCCAGATTCAGTTTGGACGGGAAAGATTTAATGTATTCGTACATCTTATAAGCGAGGTTGTCATCATCACCGCATCTGTCAATCAGTGTGAGCAACATGGCGTTCACCATGTCAGAATCATTGCCGAAGTTTTCCTGAGTGGATTCGCTGCAATGATTCACATCACTTTTCAATCTCTTTATCGCGGCTATGGCTGTGTTGAAGTTTCTTTTTGAATCGTGCCGCAATTCAAAGCCTTCCTTCTTGTATTGCTGCTGCATTTCTAGAAAGTTGGTTTCTAAAACGTCCGTGAGGACAAATACGATGTTGGTCAGTGTGTTCAATTGAGTTGTTTCTTGCATAATAATAAATTTTGTTTGACTTTCAAATAAAAATAAAGTCAGATTATCCGCAGAATAGGGGAGAAGTTGTAAAATGTGAACTTCCCCAAGATGTCATACGGTGTATTTTTTCAAAGTGTCCATGATATTGTCTATCGGCAGGGATACGGATGTTTTTCCCTTATCTTCATAGCAGGCAATATGTCTGTATGCCTCAGGGAAATTCTCTTTGATTCTTTTGAATGTCCGTAATGTCAGAAGTGACGCAACGACTGATTCATATACCTTGGTCTTCTCATCCTTTACCGCACTGATCTCGATTTCCAGTTTGTCTATCTTTTCAATAACTTCCCTGTCCGCCTCAATGTGAGGATAGTAAGCGTTTGCGCTGGGAAATCCTTTCAGTCCGGCAACACGTTTTTCATAGGAACCGTTAAACAGTGTGATGCTATATGCAACAGAGAAATAAGACCGGAACTTTTGAAAACAGTCGGTGATTTCCTGTGGAATGGATTTTCGGATCACCTCTTCCGTAATCCTGACCTGTTCATCATGCAACAGGTTGATTTTCTTTTCTAACGGCTCTACCATTTTATTGGCAACTTCTTCCGCCAAAACTTTCGTAATGTTCATTGCTCTTGGTTTTTATTAATTCTTTTATGTATGTAAAGATAACTTTTATTTATTTGTTTCTCAAATAATATAATCTTAAAAACGCATCTGCTTAACTTAATATAACTGTCATCTCCTGCGGCTGTTTCCGAGCAAGGGAATGACATTAAAACTCTTGAACCTGTCAATCAGACGTCCTTCAAACCGTTTCCTGAAATCACCGATGTTCAGATTGCTGGTGATATGGTATTTCTTCCCGAACTGCTGGTAAATCTCATAACGCGCATAGAGAAACTCGTCTATCACGCTGTCAAGACTGGTACCGTAGCTCTTCTGATTCTCGGTTTCCAAACCTATGTCGTTCAGACAGATATTGAACGGGGCGGGATTGAATCCTTTTGACTGCCCCTCGTTGTAGGAATACAGGTCTATGTGTCCGTTCATCTTGTAGTAGTTCATCATCTGGGTGACGGAGAGGTTTTCAAACTGGCTGGGATTCCGTGTCAGACGCAGATAATCGGCGAAAATCTGCATGATCATTGTTTTTCCAGTGCCGGGTGCCCCGACAATCAGCAGGTTCTTGTGAATCTTGTAATCCTCATCGGGAAACACTTTCTCGGCCAGTCTGCATCCGTTGAAGTAATACAGCAGGAAAGACAATACCTTCGAGTTGTTCTCGTCAACCTCGAACTCCCTGAATTCACGTCCAGTATAATCATTGCCCAGCTGCCTGACAAGATCACGATGGGCGTAATATTCGGCTGGATTCGTCAGGTCATATTCAAAATCTTGCAGAATAGTCTTTTTGTGACGCTCCACCAGATTGTATATCTGTTCCTGTTTCAGTTTCGCCGCAAATGACTTTTCCTGTCGGATCTGTTGTAGCTCTGCTGAAAGTTTTTGTTCTTGCTCTGTCATCTTTCTGTTTTTTAAGTTCCGTTATCAACCAGTTTGAGAAATGGCGTTTTGCATCTGAAACAGACTTGTGTGTAACGCCTTCCCCCTTTAGCTTCCAATAGTACAGGTCAACGTATTTGTCTTTGCATTCATCCAAAGTGAAGTTCCTGAATCCGTTCCTGTATGCCCGTTCCCAAGCATCCCTCAGCCATCCTTCCTCAGACTTTAGGTCCGCGAAGCATTTGTCTAAATCCATATCGAATGTTTCTGATGAAATATCGCCCAGGTTTTCACGCGTATGCGCGCTAGAGAGAGAGTTATTATTATCATTTACATTATCATTATCATTATCGGCTTTTTTGGGTTCTGAAAAACCCACTGGGTTATTTGGGTTTATTTGGGTTGTTCCAATATCATCCGAATTATCATTCTTCGCTCTCTTCGGAGCACCCCCTTTGCTTCCATTACTACGGTTTCTCTCGACAATGCCATGGTATTTGTTTTCATCTATTTCAAATTGATTCTTGAAGAACTCAAATGCTATTTCAATGTCCTCCTCTACCGTAATAATCTCGCCAAGTTGATACTTGAATATAGCTCGGAATAATCTTCCAAGTTGCTTGTCCGATAACTTCGATATAGGCTTGTAAAACGATTTATATATCAAAAAACTTTCTTTTCCCATTTCATTTGTTCTTTATGTAGTCTTACATGACATTCTCGACACAATGTAATGCCATTATCTATATCGAATCTCAATTCGGGATATAAAGAAAATGGTTTGATATGGTGTGCATTTAACTCCATGTTACGTTTTTTACAACGGCAACATGTAAAGTTGTCTCTTTCCAAGACTGAATTTCGCCAATTTCTATGGCCGCTTGAATTCCTGCATCTGTGGTTATCATCAGTAATTCCACCTTTCCAGTTCCAGTGGTTTTCTCCGCTTGGAGGTTCATGTAGCAAATTCTCATCTATCTGTTTCTTTATAAAAGAGAATGCCATTTTAGCCAACGGTTTCTGCTCCGACAGTGTCCCCGATGCGGCGTACTTGATAATTGCATCGTACACTTCAAGTCTGACCTCCTCAGGATATTCCATCAGCACTTCCTGCCATTCTATATAGAAGACAAATGATTTCCTTTTTGTATCCTTTTTCATCATGTCTATTGTTTGATAATCAGTTTGTTATATATATTGTAAAGTTAACTTTTTGTTATGGGATTACAATAAATATATTTCTGAATATCAATAATTTAAACGTTATTTATCAGTAGCCTTTCCTTTGCAGTGCCATATCCTGTTTGGCAAAGGATATCTGGGTCCTGATATTGTCTCCGGCATGGACGAGGGTACGGTTTATACGGTCCAGCCATGTCACAATCTGATTGGCGGTCACACTTTGCGCGGCGACAAATTTCATGGCGACAGTCGCGGGAACACGTGAGATGAATTCCATGTGGCTGGCATATACATTCGCTGTCACCTGATCCTGATATGCCTTGGCGTCAGCAAGCAGCTTGCCAGAGCGTGCGAGATAGACGTTTATATCAGTGAGGCGGTCTATAAGCTCCTTTGGATTGTCACTTGCGGTTATCTCCAAAAAGGACTGCATTTCTTCTATCTCCTTTATGACAGGAGGCAGGGGGCATCCGTTAATGAGGCAGTTGCCGGTCCCATCGTTTTTAGGACAATATTTACAGTTTATCTCCATACTTGCAATTCAATTTATGGTTTATAGTTTTTCTGTTTGTCATACGTCATTCAAATAATCAATTGTCACTTTCATAAACTCATCCAATGATTTACAGACAACGTATTTCGCTCCGTTGGCTTCCGCATCCTTCTGCCATTCCTTTTGTGCAGGAGACTGGCGGCCTCCCGGCTTTTTCATCTCAATGCAAAGTCCTCCATAGAAGCGGTTGCTCTTCAGCAGTATCAAATCTGACACTCCGCTGGTCGCACCTTCCTCCTTCAGTCTCGCTCCGGTGATGGCATCACGTCTGCCACCATTGGGAACAGCAAAAAGCACGTTTTTAAGTTTCGGATATTTTAAACGGAACCAGCGGACACAAGCGGACTGTATGCGGTGCTCGTCATTCTTCGGCTTCCCGCGCATTTTGTACGACTGCGCTTTTTTAATCATCTCCTCGTATGTCATCGTCTTTTTCCTTATGTGGGGTTACTACTGTGTCCTTGCCGGTCTTGTCGACAACAACCTGCTTTCCTGCTACTGTTATGGTTGTCCTGCAACCATCCGGTAGGGACTGGATAAAATTGCGTACTACAGGAGAATCAGCACCTTCCGATATCTGAGTGTTGGATATCGGAACTTCCTTAGCTTCATACGGATATACATCCATGATGGCGGTTTCGGCTACGGATGCGATCTGATAGTCTGCCATTGTACCTTTCATTCCTTCGTCCAGTTTCTTTACAGCATCGCGAAGATCGGAAGCCTGTACCAATACGGTAGTGGAGGTCTTTTTCTCCGCTCCGCTTTTTTCGTCCAGCGTGATGAAGAACAGCTTGCACTTAAACCAGCGGTCGGCTGCATCTTCTTCAGAGGGGAACAGTTCGCTGTAGTTGGCGCGTTTGATGTCTGAAACAGTGAACTCACCGCTGATATACGGAGTGATTTCTTCAATGATACGGGCTTCTGCTTCAGTAAAGCTCAACGCGTCAACCAGATAGGGTTCAGTTACTTTTTTGTTCATGCCGTTTTCCATTACCTTTTCGTAACGGATTTTGCATTCAAACCAAGTATGCATCATAATTAATTCTTTTAAAGTTTGATATTCAACGTTTATTCATTTATAGTGGGAGGTGCAGGATTCGAACCTGCATGAGTGGTGTTTTTGCAGTTCACTGATTTCAAGTCAGCTCCTCTAAGATGTCTCGTAGGTTGCCGGCTTGGATATTAACGGTTATCCTAGAATTTTGCACCTTACATCTTGATTAGCGTCTGCCATTTCCGCCAACCTCCCGTTTGCCTCCCTATCTTCACAGACCGGGAAGGCAAGGTTAACAAAGTTATTTCTGTACTCTGATCAAATAACAGATTTTATCCTACCTAAATTAGAAACCATATACCTGTTTTCTAACCCTTTTACCGGTTTCCATTCTTCAATCATTTTTCAAGTTTTATAATTTCCGGGAAAGTTCTATATATGCTACTTTTCCCATCCCATTTGTCAATGAACTGTTTGTAAAGAATTTCTTTGGTAAGACCTTTTGACTGGATAAGAGCCTGTTCGGTTTTCAACTGTTCCAGCTCGTTGCGTTTCTTCTGCTCCTCAATCTGTTGGTCCAGTACGGATATATTGGTGTTCACTTCATTCCGGCTGTCAATCTTCTCACGGACCTTTTCGGAGAACTCCAGTTGTGCGGAGAATGTGAGCAGTTGCAGACCTCTTTTTTCAAACTCCATGTCAACTATCTGTTCCAACCGTTTCTCAAATACCAACGAGCCTCCGTCAGCCATCAGGCTATCGGTCTTATGCTTCCGACTTTCTTCCTTTATCAAATCATATATACGTGGTTCCAAGATGTTATCTTCCAACGAAGACATAAAGTCACTTCCACGGCCAATATGCTTGTTGTCAAAGACAACATCAATGGCGCGGTTCTTGATAACTTTATAGCTGTATGTAGGACACGCCTTGAACTCCGTGTTGTCGGCAGCTTTCAGTGTGACAGCTTCAGCGAATTCTCCACGTTGATCGAATAGCGGAACCTGAAAAAGTTCTGTGCCCAATTCCCATGTGGACACTTTGCCGGAAACAATCTTGAAATCCTCCTTTCCCTGCTTGCCGTAATTCTCCATAAGGACACCTGCATAATTAGGGGCTACTCTCTCACAGGAGACAAACATTACCAAGGTCATACATACCATCGTTAACTTAATCAGTCTTTTCATCTTTCAATGTTTTAATCAGTTTGTAAATAAAGAAAATTATTGTGGCTGATATTATTGTTACGCCCAGCCATGCGTGTAAGTGATTGAATATCCTATTCCCGACAACAATTCCTATTATCAGAAACAGGATTAAATAAATATACTTTTTCATACCACTCTCAGTCAAAATTAAAGTTGTCCTCACCGTCCGATTCTTCATCCGGAATGTCATACCCAAAGTCCATCGGGATGAACCAGTCTGAAATATAGTCTTGCATGATTTAATCCTCCTGCTCTTTTATAATTCTATTAATCAATTCTTTTTCCCATCCTTGAATAAATCCATTTTCGTCAATATTCATAATGATGTAGTCGCCATATCCTTCATCTGCCGGACACATAATCTTAGGTACATAGCCGTCATAAGAAGCAATGGCGATGTGGTCTTCATCAGTAATATCACATATAAAATCATCGCACACTTTATAGTGAACATTGGCAGTTGTTCCTTGCGTCCAGTTGACTATTTGTCCTGTCTCAATTGCTATAATAGGTCGCCAACGATAATGGTCTGAATATATATTGTAATCAGCCTCTTCTTTTATTTGTACAGCACAAGGTATAAGAGGTTTACCTATGCCTTTACTCTCGCACAAATCAATGTCTCTCACTCCGTTTACTTCTGCATCTTCCCAATAGCGTACACCTGCATCCACTTCTAAGTAGACCGCTTCAAATTCTGTCGGTTTGTTGATTGTAATTTTCATTGTCTGTTTTGTTTTTTAAATGTATTCTTTAATGGCATTGATAAGTTGTTCATTTGACACACAAAAGCCTTGTCCTACAAGAGTACATAGGAATCTTTTGGCATTTTCCTTATTCATATTTCCGAGAAATGGTATTTGGGCTTCTTCTGATACAGATACTTTTCTTGATTGTAATTCTTTCAATAATTCATCATCGCTTAATGTTTCAAGAAATTTATCTGCGTAATCATCAAGATCAACATCCACTTCTGTTCTAACTGTTATTGTGTTCATTGCTAATCCTGTTTTTAAGTTTCTTACTCATTTTCCTGCATTGACGTGCCTTGTCCTGCTCACAGGGTTTCCGGCAATACTTGTCTATCAGTTCCGCACTTTTGTCAAGGAGGCGGATAATGTTCTCCATGTCTGTCCTGCACAGGTTCATCTCTCTTCATGGGATTTCAATCTTGTCAAAGTCAATGCCTCGTTCATTCATAAAATCACCCAAAGCAATGATATTCTCACGGGTAGTGGTAACCTTGAAAGCTCGTGTCAGTAATTCGGGTTGGGCAGGAGAGAAAGTTTCTTTGGGTTGTCCGACCGGTGAGGATGGGATGCCCGATCCTTGACTCAACCTGTCAAACGGATTCGTAGGACGTGGGGATTGCTGTTGTTGTAGCTCAGTGGACTTACAGGCTTCTTCAGCAGCCTTTTTTTCCTGCTCTGCCTTGATGCGCGCTTCTTCTGCTGCTTTGGCACGCTCACGCTGCTCCTTCAGACGGTTGGCATACTGGATGGTGGATGCGATATTGAGCGTATCCATATAATAAGTACGAAGGACATCGAAATCCTCACCAAACCCCTTCAGCGTGGAAAGTTCGTTTTCGACTTTGGAGAATATGGAATCAATTTCGTTGCATACAGACTTCATGCTTGCGGATTTGTTGAGCCACTCAGACTTGAAAACCTTATTGAAGTCTACAAGGTTAACATTCAATCCATCAAAGTAAGTCTTGATAGTGGCTTTCTTCCTATCCTTGTATTGCTGTTCGTTTTGCTTGACTACCGTGTCAATCTTGGCAGAGCACTCGCCGATAAGTTTCACGGTTTCGGTTACAACCTCCTTGAACTCCCCGAAAGGTTTCATGAATTCTTTCTCAATTTCAAGACGTTTGGCATTGAGGGCTTTCGCCGCCTTGTTTAAAGCTGCCTTGTCTTTCTTTGCCTGATCGATATTCTCATCGTTATAATTGGAGATATCATACATTGGCAAAGCGGCTTTTACCATATCTCTGATTTGCTTTGCGTTGGTAGTAAGACTACCTAACGTCTTTTCACTGACGATCAGTTCAAGATCGCTTTCCTGGATTGCTATCTGTGTATTCATTGTTCTATTGTTTTTAAGTTTCTACTAAATTTATCAGCTACACGTTCAATAACTTCTGCATTTTCTTCGGAAAGCCATTCTTTAGCGACATTCCAAGATATACTTTTAGAGGCCTTGAAATTATCAAGGCGTGTGGAATGATGTGACAAACGTCCTTCGGTAGGCTTCAATCCCTTGTCATGAAGTTCACATAGTCCGTTATGGTAAAATATGCAGTATTCGTCACCCGCAACAGCTTGAATCATGGGGATGGGAATATCAATCACGCCCATGATTATCCCGGCTCCCCACAAAGTGGGAGCCAGCCTGTCGGCATATCCGGCATCTATGAGCCTCTCTATATCCTGAGGAGTACCCAGACATGGTGTGTGACATTGCATCCTGCATAACGAGCATTTGCATTCGCATGGTTTTCTTCCAGTTTTACGTATGATACGTTGCAACTGGGTTTCTTTTATCAATAGTTGTCCCGTCATTCCGCTTCAATCAGTTCTTTGACAATATCATCAGCCACACGAATGCGCTTCTCCATTTCGGCAAACACCGCTTCATCCGGCAATATCCTTACTATATGAATAGGATTGCTCTGGAAAGGGTTGTAAATAACAAAATCAGTCCATTGCGCACCTGTGCACATCATATGGGCCATGCACTGGTAGAAATACTCGAACTTGACATCAAGCAGCGACGCATTGTTGTGTATTTCACTTTTATACTTCATGAAAGTGCTTTGAATCGGGCATTTGATTTCCAGACAGCCTTTTTCACCGGTTTCTTCATCGTAATAATAACCGTCAGGACTGCTTGCGAAATGTTCTATGGCAGGGTGTTTGCATGATCCTGTCTCAACTATATGTCTTCCTGTCAGACGTTCATACAGCTCTCTGGCATTTTCTTCCTGATCAGTACCCCATTGCATCGCCTTGGTGTTGACACAGACCTGATGCAGATATTTCTCAAACTCGACATCATCATTGATAATTTCAGGATTCATATCCCTCTCTGATGCAACTTGATAAATATAAGTTTTGGCAGTATCGGAAAAATAATCACTTCTCCCTTTCTTCATTAGGAGTCCGATTTGCGACCCGGTGAAGTTACCGAGCCGCTTACGGAACCATTCTATAGAATGTTGTATTTCCATTATAACAATGATTTTCGAGTAGGTTTATTATTCGCGTAGTCTTGAGTTTGATCTGTCGGTTGTTCCGGGCGGGGGTGATCCTTGACTCCTGCGGCTTTTGCAGCGATTTCGGCAAGTTTGTTGCTTTTTGCTGATTTATCAATAATTTCCTCATATTCGGCATCCTGAATGTCATCTGCCTCCTCTTTGGTGATAAGCCCCATTGAGATTTCCGGGCAATAAACACGCTGCCAGAAAGCGGCTGCACGATAACGGAGCATCTGGCTTGGCATTGATTGCCATTTGGAACCGTTCTTCTTGGTCCAGCCTTCCTTTTCAGCCATTCCCATGGTGATCCAGTCACCATGAAGCGGTTCCTTGTGGTCTTTGTCGGACGATTCATAAGCAATGCAGCGGCATCCGTACTCCGGCGTACCTTCTTCTCCCTTAAACTCATAACGGAGTGGGGAGAAACGGCCACTTGCGTTAATAGTGGCAATCAGGAACTTGCTGCTGAAAGCAGGGTTGCCATGCACGATATAAAGATTCTGCATACACATAAGCGGATTACACCCCATACGCATGGCCATATCCAGCGCAATCACGCAGTTTCCCACATTTCCCTTGTACGTATCCGGAACGATTGTGCTTGTTGTGTACATGTTGGCCATGCGCTGCATGACCTCAAACTGTTTCACGGTTTGTCCTACCGGTGTCATTGCAAACTCGGCCGCTTGTTTGGCCTGAATAATCTGTAATTCTGTAACTTGATTGTTTTCTTCCATCACTCTTGAATATTTTAAAGTTCAACAATATCTTGGTATTCCCTGAAGGATGCACAACCTCGTGCGCTCTTCTTCAAGTTCGTCAGTAGCATAATCCTTTTGAATGCATTCCATCTCCGAGCGTAATTCGTTTATATCCTCCTGTATAAGCTGCATGATTTCCTCTTTTGAAGAGAAACCGTATTCAGGCAGATATTTCAACCCGCACCCTTTCACTTTCTCAAGTTCGGCTTCCAGCCGTACAAGTTCCTCATCCATGACGCTCCGTCTTATAGGATTCATAAATAATGCCGATAGCGGAGAGAATCTCCCTCATCCTTGCGTTCTCTTTCTCAGCCAGCTCCATACCGGCAAGTTGGAACTGCAATCCTTTCACCTGTTCAATAAGCTCATCATGGCTCATCTGCTGCAACTCATTGTCTGTTCTCATCATTATATATGTTTTTAAGATTATTTTTTCTGTCAATTCTCACGGCAAGTATGAGAGATAATACCACGAATGCGGATATTGATACCCAAAATGCGGTGTCAAGATTGTCTATTGTACCATGTACGATAGCTGCCAGAGCAAACCAAATGAGATATAATACTTTCATAACTTATTGTTTATTAGTTCCTTATAGTGATATAAAGTTAACTATTTTTACTTTGGGTGCAAAATTGTAAAACTTTAAAAATCAGTATCTTAACTTTATATAACTATTTGAAATCCAAATAATCTATTTGAGCGCGGCGTGTTTCAGTACATCAAAGGCGTTGCAGTACCATCTTCCGTTCTGCCTGTCGGCAGGTTTCTTTTCGGCACGTATGGCACCAGAACCTACCAGTCTGAACAACCTTCCTCGTCCGCCCACGATAGTGGCGGCTTCTCTCTGTCCGAATGTCTTGTCATTCAGGACGATTTTCAATACTTCCTCGTTTAACATGATATTCAGGATTTATAGTTGGTACATTGCGGTAAAATCTCACGGCAGTTCGATATAACTGAGGTTGACACTGATACAGTTGTGAACAGAGCGTATCTTACGTCTGTATCCCTCTATGTCGCTTATAATGACAGGGGTCTGCAATTTTACTGTATCCCTTCCTCCATTGGCATAAACAAGCTGGTAGCCTGTTATCTGATATTTATTTTCCATAATGAATTAAGATTTGATATTTGGTCACTCTGTGAGGTATCGAACCTCCATACCTGGCAAATGAATATAGAGATAATGATTCATGCCCATTGTACGCACCTGTGACAGAGTGGAGTGGTGTTCCTATCCTCACGGACCGGAACATCTGGAACTTTTCAGAATTAGATACATAAAGAATTGTGACTAACACACAAACAAAATAAGACTAGCATACTGATGATCCCCTCAATGGCTTAAACCGGTTGTTATCCCGAATCTTACGGGAGGGGATGGGATTATATAGAGTCTGGCAAATGAATCTGTCATATACAACCATCATCTTGCATTGAACGAGCGGATGACTGTTGCTTTGGCATCATTGCGGTAGTCGCATCTCCAGTCATTGCGTCCCATGCGTGAACTGTAATAGGATCGGTAGTTCCTGTAATCGCGGTTTCCGTACTTTGCCTTATATTCAGCGGCACGCCTTGCATTCTCCTCGCTTATTCTTGCTTCCTCTTTGGCTTCCGTCCATGCTTTTGTCAGGCAGTAGCTGAATGTGGTATTGAACGTGTGGCCGAAAATGTAATGCGCTCTTGTCATTATTCTGCTTAAATCGTATCTTTTCATATCCTTGCTGTTTATGGGTTTATTTTGATATTGTAAAGATACTTTATTAAAGTGGATTATACAAATATAAACGACTGATTATCAATTAGTTAAACTTTGTTTAACGTGATGTGCTATTGATATTGAATGCTGTTACTAATTGTGTTGTACCAGTGAGTGAACTATTCAATATGAATCTTATAATCTGATATTTTTAAAACTCGTGCCTGTACGGAATATTCACTACGTCCGCACAGGCTGTATCTGAAGGTCATACTTTCAGCGATACTTGTGCCTCACACCAAGCATACTCATCACGTTAAAGACAAATTGACGTGCTGAAAGTTTTCTTTATTGTGTTTTCCAAAATGTCAAAGAACTCTTTAAAATCGCGCCTCTGAGCCAATTCGATTCGGCAACTCATGTCTTTTTCAGAGGCTTTTCTTAACTTTGCAATGTCAACTTAAAAAATTAAGAAATATGAAACTAAAAGCCAAAATCAATTACTTTATTGAAGTAGATGTTGCCATCCCGAATGACTTTAAAACCGTATGTGTCAATGTTCTTAATATTGCAGCGATTGAACGTGCGGGTAAAAATACACTGCTGCATTTGACGATTCCCAACGGTAATGACGGGCACATCATCTATGAAGTTTCAGAAAGTTATGACATGGTTATTTCTCAAATTGAAGATGCTCTTATGCTTACAAAGATGTAAGATCGCCAGTAAGAACCCAGTCTTTGATTCTTTCTGAAATCCGAAGCATCTCTGTGAAAAAATCATCAAGGGGTGCTTCTTCTCTCATATTCATCATAATGGCATTACGTTCCGTAAGGACACGATCAAAACACCACTTTCTAAGTTCTATCATATCCTTATCGGATATTGAATCAATCGGTCTGTTTTCAGTTTTCATATCCAGTGTATTATCATTTACCTTGGGTTACTAAAATTCCTTGTACTCTACTTCACTCTAGTTACTGTAATTGTTTTAGCCTCTCTGTCTATACGGGTTTTGAATGTCTTTCCCCATTGCAGTCCGTATGTGGTACATACAGTTCTGACGGAAGTCATCATCTGAATAGGATAAGTAAATTCTTCACCTATCTTCATCACTCTCAGCGTTGGTGTAATCGGGCTTTTCTCTTCTTTTTCTGCCATATTATTTTGATTTATTTATTGTTTTACTAATTTTGTAATGCAAAGATAAATATATTATCTAAGAAACAAGAAAACTCAGTGATTAATCAGTGGATTTTAATATTAATTAAACTTGTTGTTTATGAATGTACAGAGTAGGCTTTTTGATTTCATCTCATCGAAGAAGATTTCAATATCAGATTTCGAAAGGGCTTGTGGGCTATCCAATGGTTATGTGCACAAGATTAAAAATTCTGTAGGCAAACGTGGCTTGCTGGATATTCAGAGAAAATTCCCTGAACTTAATACTGACTGGCTTCTTACGGGAGAAGGGGAGATGCTTAACGATACATCTTCATATATTGCCAATAGCGACCATCATGGAACTTCTGTAGCAGGAAACGGCAATAACGTGAATACCACTAGCGCTTTGGAAAAGGCATTGGAAAGTCTGATGGAACAGCAAAGACTTACAGCGAAAGCGCAAGAGCAGGTGGACAGGTTGCTGTCTTTAATGGAAAGGATGACTAAATGAAATTTAATTAATAATACACTATGGAAACATTTACATTAATTCTAGCAATCGTTTGCTTGGTGTTCGGAATCTTGCAGATAATCTTGTTCTTCAAGGTGTGGAATATGACCAATAATGTAGCAGGCATCAAGGCGCTGTACGAAAAGCAAAACAGTGAAATGTTGGCACTGCTGAAAACAATAGCGTCGGAAATGAAGGAACCCAAGCAGCACAACAACAAAGAGAGCAAAGGTGATATAAAGGTGGTAGCAGCAACCGAAATCAAAAAGGAGAGCACTTCAGCACAACAGCCAAAGAAAGAACGTCCTACTATAGACCGAAGCAGTGAAGAATACCAGCGGAAAATAAAGAAGTGGAACGTCTTAAAATCCCGTGGGTACATCGAGCAGGCTGTAAGGGAGTATATGGAATACACTGGAGCTGAACAGAATGAAGCGACCGAATTTATAAACAACTTATAAGATAGGTATGGATTTCAAAGACAATATACTTCAGCTTGCGGAAAGGATAAAGAAGCAGAAAGATGCCATCCAGACAGAGGAAGCCACCAAGAACGCCTTCATCATGCCCATAATAACGGCGTTGGGATATGATGTATTCAATCCTTTCGAGGTAGTGCCTGAAATGGATTGCGATCTGACAAGGAAAGGTGATAAGATAGATTACGCCATCAAAAAGGATGGCAGGACGATTCTTCTGATAGAATGCAAGCACTGTAAGCAGAACCTTGACTTGCACAACACCCAGCTTTCAAAATACTATGCTGCGTCCAACGCACGCTTTGGGGTGCTTACAAACGGTATCGAGTATCGGTTTTATGCGGATCTTGACAAGACGAACATCATGGACGAGAAACCTTTCTTGGTGGTGAATATGCTGGACTTGTCGGATGCAGATATAGAGGAAATGAAGAAGTTCCACAAGTCATGCTACAATGAGTCGGAAATACTCAGCACGGCAAAGGAACTGCAAATGATGATACAGATAAAGGAGATTCTTGCAAAGAATTTCCAGTCGCCGGGCGATGAGTTTACGAGGTATTTTGTCAGAAGTCTTAATAACGGGAAATCCACACCGAAGCTGATCGAAGAATACAGACCGATTGTGAGGAAATCTATCTTGTCCGTGATAGGAGGGATGATTTCAGGCAGACCGGCTACCACCATACAGGTGAAAGAAGAGAAACCACGACAAGCACCGAACGATGGAATGGCTGTTATAGGCGACAAACAAGATGCAGTGATTACATGTAAGGAAACAGATGCATACAATATAATCAGAGCTGTTCTTGGGGAACAAAGTGAAATATCATATACCAGTTTCAAAGGCTATCTTCTGATTTGGACTGGACATGAATATTGGTGGGTATGCCGTGTATCATTAAGGCTGTACAGCAAGCGGATATGTTTTGTTACAGAGAACAGAACCGGATATAAATGGATTCAGTTACAATCAATAGAAGATATCCGAAATTATTCAAACGAGATAAGAACGGCTTTTGAAATAGCCTGCAAGCAACGGAAACAATATCAATTAAAACATAAGAAATCATGA